AAAACTAACTTAAAGTCGGTCTATTTGAGTCCAAAAGCATAAGAAAGGATTCGACAACACAAATAAAGAAAGGAAAAGTCAAGTGGCAACTAGTAAAACTACATACAAAGTTGTGGCCCCTGCTGGAGTTTACATTCGACAGACACCACAACAGTCAGAAGACAATGTTGTTCGACTGGCAGATAATGGTGAACGCCTAATCGTTCTTGAAGTTGGCTCTGAATGGGTTAAAACTGAAGAAGGTTATGTGATGAATCGTCCATACATCATCGAGCCGGATACTACTAAACCTAAGAAACAAAAGGAAGAGGCTGAATAGTTATGACAAATGAAGTTGCTAATTATGATACTCCTCAACGGGCCTATAAACCTGCACGTTCGCCTGAACAGCGTGAAATGCAAATGATGGCACTTGCGATGGAGCTATCAGAAAAGCGTCTTCAGGAAGGAACTGCTTCGGCTTCGGAGATCGTATACTGGTTAAACCAAGCAAGTCCTAAAGCTCGTCTTGAGCGCAAACAACTTGAACTACAAGCAGAGCTGTTACAAGCACGTATCGATTTGATTCGTAGTGACCAACAAGCTGAACTTGACTTCAAAGAAGCGCACAAAGCGTTCCAAGGTTATGCTGGTAAACCATCTGATGTTATTGAGGGGACCTTCTATGAGCAATAGATTGTCCTACAAAGAAATGTCTAAACTCGAATCCTATACAGAACGATTGGAATACCTTAGACTTCGTGGAATTCAACATGAGGCACCAAGAGATATTTCCAACCCTTTCTATAAATCAAGAGCCTGGCTGAATTGCCGAAACGAAATCATTCGTAGAGATCTTGGACAGGACCTTGGGGTAAGAGGTCTTTATGTTGACGGTGTTATCACTGTCCATCATATGAATCCTCTAACTAGAGAAGACATTGAGAATCTGACCGAGAATTGTTTCGATCCTGACGGACTTATCACGGTCTCTGATTATACCCACAAACGAATCCACTACGATCAGAAGGAGTATCAAGAATGGGTGGAACGTAAACCGGGTGATACTAAACTATGGTAAGGATGAAATGAATGAATACAATCTATGAAGACATTCTTAACTTCGTCGGTGTATTACATGATTCAGATCCCGAGTCCAATAAAGTTGTAAAAACTCAGATAGGTTTGGCTATCGATACTGCCTTAGGTATTCTTGTACAAAACGGTATAGGGCATACTTGTAGTGTTGTTACTAATCCTGATCTTACGTGGAGTGACTTTTTCTATGGACATATCGATGATCTGGATGAAGGTATAAAACGACGGCTTGATAATATGTCTTTTGCTAAGACGTTTGTCGGTATAAGTGTCATGATTTCTTATGACCCTCCACAAGCATCGGTCCTTACGGCACTAAAAGAAGCTCGTGATGAAAATCTTACTCGAGCTCGTTGGGAGGTAGAATATGTCAACAAAGACATCCGATGACGTACTACTTCATTATGGTCGAAAGGGACAGAAGTGGTATCATCATATCTTTGGTTCCGTTCGCGGTAGTATAGGCGGTAGACGTCGTAAATCTAGCAAACAAACGGCGGTTGCTAAGGCTGTTTCGAAGCGCAAAAAGAGTATGCCAGTTGATGAGTATCAACGAGAGCTAGAAGTCATTAATCTTTATCGTCATAGAGATAAAGTATCGACTAAAGCTTTAAAAGCCAAAATTGCTAGAATTGAGTCTGAACGTAAACTTAAAGAGTTAGCAGAAGCTCCAGGTAAAGCTCGAGCAGAAGCGCTTAAAAAGAAACAACAGGCTCGACTTAAGTTTATTGGTAAAGCTATTTCTGCCGGTATTGATGTTTATAGTAAAGTACCATCATCTGTTGCAACTCGAAAGATTGATAAGAGCAACAAAGATGCTGTCAAGAAAGCTATAGAAGAATTCAAAGTACGGCAGGAGTGGGCTAAGGCCTTTAAAGACGTACCTATTACTATGACGAACTTCACGCAATCTGTCAACATTCACGGTGTTGACGTTTATATACCTGAAAGTATTCGGAAGACAAAAGATTTGCGTTTAGCTCAAACTAAAGATCAAATGAATGGAGATAAATAAGATGGGTGAAATTATTAATGGTGTCTATGTACCGTCAAATGAAGACTTACTTCAACACTATGGTAAAAAAGGCATGAAGTGGAAAAAACGTAAAGGCGTAGTAGCTGATGCTGCTGAAGCTCTTACCGAAGATCTTGCATATGCTGCTGATAAAAAAGCGATTGACGAACATGTTAAAGACGCTTTACGTGATAAGCAAACAATTGAAAGAAACATGTCTGATAATATTAGCAAGATCAAGAGCGGTGTTCGGAATGGTAAAACTGAAAACCCTGCTGAGCAAAAGTATCATGATGCATACATGCGTAACGCAAAATCTTATGAACGCGCAGCTAAGATCTTGGAAATGCGTCGTAAACACGCAAAAGATACTGCCGCGGCGCACGCTAAAGACGTTAAGAATAGACGTAAATAATACCTTTAAGGAAAAGGAGTAGCTAGTGGTATTTAGCAACACTGCGGTTCCTGTCGAGTACGGTAGATTTAGAGACGCTGTAATACGCGGTGAGATTCCTGTATGTCGCGAGGTCTCGATGCAGATGAACCGAATCGATGCGGATATCGCCAACCCAAATTATTATTACGATAGCGACGCTATCCAAGGGTTTATTGACTTCTGTGAGAATGAGATGACCCTAGTTGATGGCCGACCATTGACCCTATTACCTACTTTCCGACTTTGGGCAGAAGACCTACTAGCTTGGTTTGAGATCAAAGAAGAGAAGGTTTATGACCCGCAGACCGGAAAATTCAAAATAGTTAAACATAAGCGCAGACTTAGAAATAAGCAATACCTGATCGTCGCTCGTGGTAACGCCAAGTCACTTTATGCAACTCTACACCACGCCTATGGTCTGGTGATTGACACGAACTCAACACAACAAGTAACAACCGCTCCTACTATGGCTCAGGCAGAGGAGGTACTATACCCATTTGCTACAGCTATAACCAAAGCGGCTAGCTCGACTGAAGGGTTCCCTTTGTTTAGAGTTCTTACTAAAGGTTCTAATAAGGCTCGTACTCAAAAGTCGCAAGCACAACTTGCTGTTACGAAAGACGGTATTGTTAATAAACTAACAAATTCTATACTACAGGTCAAACCTATGACTCGTAGCAAACTTCAAGGATCTCGTGCCAAGTATGCTAGTGTCGATGAGTGGCTTTCTGGTGATATCAAAGAGGATATTATCGGTGCCTTGGAGCAATCTGCTTCTAAAGACGGTATTGATGACTACATTATCTTAGCTGTATCCTCTGAAGGTACAGTTCGTGACTCGGTAGGGGATGCTATTAAGAAAGAGCTTCTTGATATCCTTCGTGGTCAGTACTATGACCCGCATACTTCTATCTGGTATTATCGCTTAGACGATCTTGCAGAGGTGGCGAATCCCGACATGTGGATGAAAGCTTGCCCTAACATTGGTATTACAGTTTCTTATGAAGCTTATCAACGTGACGTTAGACGGGCAGAACACTCTCCTGCGAACAGGAACGATATCCTGGCTAAACGGTTTGGGATACCTGTGGAAGGGACGACATACTTCTTTACTTTCGAAGAAACTGAACTTCATCGAAGACAGAACTTCAGACGTATGGAAGTTTCAATGGGTATGGATGCTTCTCAAGGTGATGACTTCTGGGCGTTCACTTGGATCATACCTCTTGGTAGAGGTAGATACGGTGTACAAACAAGGTCATACGTTTCGGAAGTTAAATACTTACGTCTTAACTCTGCAGCGCAACAAAAATACGATCAGCTTCAAGCTGAAGGAACATTGATTATACTACCGGGTAACTATCTTGACTGGGAACAAGTATATGACGATGTTGAGCGGTACATCGACGAGATGGAATGGTCTGTTATCTCATTCGGATACGACCCATATAATGCTGCTGAGTTTGTTGATCGTTGGACTATGGAAAACGGAGACGTTGGTGTCGAAGTCGTACGACAAGGTGTAAGAACTGAGTCTGTTCCTCTAGGCGAAATTAAGAACATGGCGACATCTCGCGACCTTATTTTCTTCGAGGAGCTTATGAAATATGCAATGGGTAATGCTGTTGTAATTCAAGATAATAACGGTAACTACAAACTTTCCAAAATGCGAAGCAATGAAAAGATTGATAACGTTGCCGCTTTGATGGATGCTTGGGTTGCCTATAAACGTAATAAGGAGGCATTCTTGTAGGATGGTAAATAACCCCTTAGGATCATGGAACGCATTCATGTCAACCCGCAACGGGCTCGACTATGATGAGTCATTAGTTTCCGGCTCTGGTTGGGGACGATCGACAAGTGCGCTTCGTGGTTACAATTTCAAACGTCAAGATTTGGTGAATAGCATTATCTCTATGATCGCTCTTGACGTCGCAATGGTCGACTTTAAACATTTAAAGATCAACGAAGAAGACGGTAATCAAACCCCTGTAGAGTCAGGTTTGATCGATTGCTTAACACTGTCTGCTAATATTGACCAAACTGGTCGTGCATTTATTTACGATTTGGCCTGGTCACTATTGGAAGAGGGTACTGTAGCGATTGTCCCCGTTGATACGACTACAAAACCGAATGATGAAGGATCTTATGATGTCCTATCTATGCGAGTAGGTAAGATCATGCAATGGTATCCTCGAGCTGTTCGGGTTAGGGTCTATAATGATCAAAATGGTTTAGAACAAGACCTAACTTTATCTAAGCAATCTGTGGTTATCTTAGAATCTCCTTTGATTGGGCTACTTAAAGACCAGAACGCTACTCTACGATTGATAGAGCAGAAGATGGATCTTATGTACTCTCAAGACAAGGCGATTGTGGCAGGTCGTTTGAATGGTTTCATTCAAGTACCATACGCTACTAAGAGTGAACATAGGCAGGCTTTAGCGCAAGACCGTAAAAAGAAACTCGAAGAAGAGCTAGCTAATAGTCAGTTCGGTATTGCTACATTGGATGCGAATGAGAAATTCATTCACACTGGTGGTAACATCATGAACAACCTTGTTGATGACTTACGTAAGTTACAACAAGACTACTATAACCAAGTTGGTATCTCTTCTAAGATTCTTGATGGTACTGCGGGACAAGCCGAGCTTAATCTTTATTACCATCGTGCCGTAGACCCTGTTCTACAGACTATTGTCGATGGTCTTAACAGAACGTTCCTAACCAAGACCGCTAGAACGCAAGGTCAGGTAATTCAGTATTATCGTGACCCATTCCGTATGTTGCCAGTTGAACAACTAGGTACTGCGGCAGATCTCTTTGCTCGGAATGCAATATTTACTTCGAATGAAATCCGTGCAATGCTAGGTCGAGCACCTCACCCAAGTCGTATCGCAGATATGCTCTTTAACAAGAACATCTCTACTGGTATGGACCTAATGGGTATTGGTGATCCTAATGGTACAACCCAGGGGTATCCTGAAATCTACAACGATGGCCAAGGTGGGTATGTCGATGCGGACGGAAATCCGGTAGATGAGTACGGACGTCTCTTGGATGTATAAAATTTTTATGGAGGTTTTCTAGTTGCAAAAGAAGGCTGATTTTGCCGGATGGGTAACTAAGAATGACATTCGATGTAGTGATGGTGTCACGATTCGTCATGATGCATTTCTACAAAGTGATGGCGCTCAAGTTCCTATCGTTTGGCAACATGATTACTCCAGTCCCTCAAATGTGTTGGGGTACATGAAACTTCAGCATCGTGACCAGGGTGTCTATGGGTATGGGTATCTAAATGATACAGAACATGCTCAAGACACTAGAGTCCTACTACAACATGGTGATTTGAACGCTATGTCTATTGGGGCTCGCGGTATCCGAAAGAACGGTAACGACGTAATTCATGGTGAAATCTATGAAGTAAGTCTAGTTCTCAAAGGTGCCAATCCTGGTGCGCTGATCGAACATGTTATGCTCCATAGCGCATACGGGACTGAAGAGTACGAAAGCGACCGTGCTACCATTCATACTGGTATCACGCAGGAACTCATTCATTCAGATACTGAAGATGAGTTAGAAGATAAAAAGGAGGGACACATGTCTCGTACATATGAGGAACTGTTAGAAGGTCTAACTGATGAAGAGGTTGAAACTCTCCTCGGTGGCGTTCTAGCTGACGTTGATGCCGCTTTGCAAGCTGAAGAAGCTGAAGAAGCAGAAGAAACTGAAAAAACTCAAAATGAGTTAGAAGTTAACGGTTTGGACGAAGAAGTCGCAACCGAAACTGTTGACGGAGCTACAGAAGACAATGAAGTCGCTGTAGAATCTAGTGCAGATGCTGGTGATACAGTATCACATTCTATTTTCGAAGGAGAAGAAGTTTTGAAACACAATCAATTCCAAGGGACTACTAATACTGCTGTATCTGAAGCAGAATTGGATACTTTATTACAAAGCGCGATTCAAGGAAACGCAACTTCATTCGCAGGCGTACTTCGTGCTAACGACGTTCTAGGTGAAGACTCACTTCAACACGGTTTGGTAGGTATGGAAACATTGTTCCCACAACCTGCTACTAACGGTGGAATCAATGTCTACAACCCAGGCTCACTTAACATCGACAAGATCATGGGACAATTCGGTAAGTCTCCACTTCCTCGCGTTAAGAACATGTTTGCTAACCTTACAGAAGACGAAGCTCGCGCTCGTGGATACATCAAAGGTAACCAAACTCTTGACTCTATCGAAGAAGTTTACTTCCGTGAAACTACTCCAGGATCTGTTCACCGTCGTGAAACAATCGATCATGATGATTTGATCGACTTGCAAGATGGCGGATTTGCTGCTGTTAACTTTATCCAACAAGTTCAAATGGCTAAGTTCAAAGAAGAAATCGTTAAAGCCGCTTTCTTGTCTGATGGACGTCCGTTGACACTTTCTGACGGTAAACGTAACCCTGAAAAGATCAGCGAAAAACATATTCGCCCTATCATCAAAGATGATCCATTGTTCGTAATCAAAGTAACTGCTGCTACATTTGAAACTGCAGTTGACGAAGTGATCGGTAAAGCATTCCCTGCATACCAAGGTTCTGGTAAACCATGTCTTTACATCAACCCATTTGACTTGGCTAAATTGAAGACTCTCAAAGACAAGAACGGTCGTTACTTGTATGCTCCATCTATGGACAACAACCAAGTACCTGGTAACGCTAACATTGCTGCATACTTCATGTGTGATGAAGTTGTTGAATACCGCGCCCTTCCTCAAGGAACGTTCATCATTGGTAACCTTGTAGACTATCAATTCGGTATGTCTAAGAACGGTGAAATCGCTACATTTGATAGCTTCGATATTGACTTCATGCAACATAAATACTTGATGCATGCTCGTATGTCTGGTGCTATCCGTACACCTAAATCATTCATCGTCGTTACTGTAACAGATAAAGCTGCTGCTGATGAAGCTGTTGCTAACTTCGATTCTACTGGTCTTAAGACTAAACCAACTTGGACTGTACAAACAGACCCAACTGAATTCAAAGGTGTAGGTGCTAAAGCTGTAGATTATGACGCTACAGTTAACGGAGTTGCTATGACTGAGGAAGAAAAGAAACTCGGTGATGTTGAAACAGCTCCAAAACAAAAGAAACCTAAAAAAGCTGAATAGTCTTTGAAAGTTAGGAAGGTAACGAAATGACAAAAGCTGGAATTAGACTTATCTTCCGTTCCAAAGAGACAGAAGAAGTTGAAATTGGGGATCATCGTTATACCTATACGGTGTCCCCTTTGTTAATTGCTAGAATATCTACTAAATCATTTATGATTGAGGATAGTGACTCAGTTAACCAGAATACTAAGTCGAAACTTAAGTTCGATGTTCTTTTGCCTAATGATGCATCTGACCGAGTAAATAGAATTAGTCATATTCTTTATATGGGCTCGTTCTATAAAGTTGGTACGATTAGACCGTATCCTCCTCGAGTTGCGTTAACGGTGGAAGACCTTGAGCTTTCAGAGCTTAAGTCAGAGTTAGAACAGCGAGTGAATGAAACTTCTCGAAAATCTCAAAATGAATTAAAAATTGACGCATTTGATCATTTGGGTGTGTTGATGACCCCGCCGGATGAAACTAGTGAACTTCAAAAGAACTCACTGGTTTTAAAAGATGGGATTATTCAGATCTGGGATGGGACGAAGTATACCGATATTGTTAAGGTCCTATCAACTAAAGTTACTGAACATACGGACGAGCAGTTATAATAATTTATACTACTAATCTACTATTACTAATTATAATTGTATAATTCAAATGTGAGGTAACGAACTATGGGGTTTAAGACAAGAAAGCAATTCCTCGAACTTCTAAAACAAGAGATCTGTCCTAATATTTATTTCACTCCTCCTGATGATGTTACGCTTAAGTTTCCAGCTTGTGTTGTTACTAGGGAAGACTTTGATGTTCGTAAGGCAAATAATAAGCCGTATATGTCCAACATGGGGTATAAGGTAGTTTATATGTCTAAGAACGAGTCGGATGAAATATTTATGAAGATCTCGAATACGTTTATGTATTCTGCTTTTAGATCTGAGTATAAGGTTAATGGGTTATATCACAAAGTATTTGTGGTTTATGTTTAGAAAGGAATGTCGATTTGGCTACAGTAGAAGAGGTTGTTAATTATGCCCGTTCTTTGGCGGATCAAGGGGTAGGTACTGATGCTGACGGTTCTTATGGAACTCAATGCGTAGACTTACCAAATAGTATTTCTCAAATTTACTTCGGTAAGATTCTATGGGGTAATGCTATCGACCTATTGGATTCCGCTGCAAGTTTGGGGTATGAAGTTGTATACAATGCTGTGGGAGTAAATCCTAGAGCGGGTGCGATCTTTGTTATGGATACTACTTATCTGTATGGCCACCCTTATGGTCACACAGGTATTGTTATCGAAGACTCAGATGGTTATACAATCAAAACTATCGAGCAAAACATTGACGGTAATGCTGATTCATTATACGTTGGTGGTCCTGCACGATACAATGAACGTAACTTTGATGGTATTGTTGGATGGTTCTATCCTCCATATACTGGTCTTCCTCAAGGTGACCCTGTCATCGCACCTCAACCAGAGACTCCTGCAGACGAGGTTGTTGTAAACGAAGAAACTGCGAAATTTACAGTAATGGTAGCTGGACTTAATGTCCGTACTGAGCCACACGTTACTGCTGAAATCGTAGAAGTTTACACACCTGGACAAACATTCATTTACGATCAGTGGATGGATGCTGATGGATATCGTTGGTTGTCTTATATCGGTGCAACTAGTGGTAAGCGACGTTATGTTGCTTGTGGTAATGTTGAGAACGGCGAACGCATTAATGCATTTGGTGAATTCTCAGAAGCTTAATATTTGGAGGAAATTTTAAATGACAAAATTGGTTTGGGATCAGGATACTAAACGTTTATACGAATACGGTGTTGACAACGGTGTTCTTTTCCTTAAGAAAAGTGATGGTAGCTACGAAAAAGGTGTTGCTTGGGATGGTTTGACTAAAGTCTCAGAATCACCAGAAGGTGCAGAATCTACTGCTAAATACGCTAACAACAAGAAATACCTTAACTTGCGCTCAGACGAACGCTTTAAAGGTCAAATCTCAGCCTACACTTATCCACAAGAATGGAATAAATGTCAAGGTAAACGTAGCCCTATTACAAATGGAGCTGGTGGTAAGAAAGAACTTGCTGGTGTGACTGTTTCTGGTCAAGCTCGTTCTGACTTCGGTCTTTCATACCGTACTGGTATCGGTAACGATACTGAAGGTTTGGACCATGGTTACATTCTTCACCTTGTTTACTCAGCATCTGCTGGTGTATCAAGTAAAGAATACCAAACTGTAAATGAAAGCCCAGACGCTCTTGAGTTCTCTTGGGACTTCGATACAGTACCAACACCAGTACCAGGAATGAAACCAACTGCGCACGTTGAAATCAACAGCACTTTGGTTGACAAAGACAAACTTACTGAGCTTGAGAAGAAAATTTATGGTTCTGCTGATTCTGAACCAACTCTTCCAACACCAGAAGAAGTGTTCACCACTCTCGGTCTTGTCGCTGGGTAATTAGAATTTAATGACGTGGGATAGGGGTTGGACAACTAAGGTTCGTGTTGGCGTCAAAAAATTCAAAATGAAATATAAATCTACATTAAAGGAGTATAGAGATGATTTCTAAAACAGTAACTTATAACAACTTAATCACTGGGGAACCAGTAACAGAGGAACTTTGGTTCCACTTACGTAAAGACGAAATTATTCGTATCATGGGTCGTGCTAAAAAGGATTGGGACGACTATATCAAAGAAATGATGAGCCGTGAAGACGTCGATGAGATCTTCGACTTCGTTGAATCTATTCTTAAGATGGCTTACGGTGAACGTTCTGAAGATGGCCGTACTTTCCGTAAAGACAAGAAACTTCAAGAAGACTTTGCTAATTCTGAAGCATACTCTGAACTATTCATTGATATGATTACAGATGCGGTATCTGCAGATGGTAAAGAAACTTCTAAGTTCTTTAGCGCCTTGTAGGTGATCCAAACAAAGGAACTGTTCCGGAATCAGTTTCTAAACTCAAGAAATAATATAATTGAGGGGTAAATTTACACCCCTCTTTTATTTTTATTTGATAGCGAGGTATATATGTTAGTTATTGATACACCCGATCGGGAATATTATAATGAGGATACGTATCAATTCATAACTATACCAGGTCGCCGTTTACATTTCGAGCATAGTTTAAAAACTGTTGCGGAGTGGGAGACATTATATCGCAAGCCTTTTTTAACTCGAGAGGAAAAGACCACTGCTGAGCTCTTTGACTATTTCTTAATAATGTGTCAAGAGGATATAAGCTACTCGGATTTAACACCAGATGTAATTGAACAGATTTCGTTATATCTGGAGGATAAACCAACAGCTACAGTTATCAATCCAGTGGAGAAACCAAGTAATAACGGAATGGTTATGACGTCAGAGGTTATATATGCATATATGGCCAATGCGAGAGTTCCATTCGAATGCGATACTTGGAACATTCATAGGCTTTTAACTCTTTTAGGCGTCATCGGTGAATTCAATGCACCTAAGAAGAAGAAGTCTACGAGTCAAATATTGGATGACTATGATCGTATTAATAATGAACGGCAAGAGAAAATTCGTAAGATGCGAGAGGAGCGTGAACGAAATGAGAATAAAGGTGCAGACAATTAAGAAGAAAACTGGGTTGTCTACAATGGCTAAGAAAGCCGAAAACATGGATTCAGTTCGACATGCTTTACAATCTCGTGGACGGAGTGGATTGAGCCGGCTGATTTCTGCTACTCCTAAACGATCAGGGTCAACCGCTTCATCTTGGGGTATGGAGGTCGAAAAATCTCAAAATGGTTTAAGTTTATACTATTCCAACTCTAAGAAGATCAAAGATGGTACCCCTCTTGTTGTACTTATTGTTAACGGCCACGGTACTGGTACTGGTGGATATGTTCCTGCTAATAACTTTGTTACTCCTATTGTAGATTCTATTGCAGATGAGATATTGAGGGAGGTGGAAAAAGTAATTGAGTAGACAAATAATTGAAGAACGTCTTATTAAGCTCGGTATTGATAATGAACAGTTCAAGACAGGTCTTAAAGAGTCCTTATCGTCTCTTGAAGACTTAGATAAATCCCTTGCAAAAGTTGATGGTAAATCTAGCTTTGCAAATACCGAGAAAGCCACTAAATCTCTAGGTCGCTCCCTTACCGAATTAATGGGCTCTGCCCCTAAACTAGGGGATATGTATATGGGCGCCTTTAATAAAATCGGATCTGCTGTTGGTAGTGCGACAGGAACCTTTAGTAAATTTGCATCTGGTGTCTTAAACTTTGTTTCTCCTATAACATTAGGTGGTAAGCAAGCGTCTGAGGCTATTCAATCCATTGATACCTCTGTACAACAGACCAGTGGTAAATTTAGCATGCTACAATCGGTAGCATCTATTGCCTTGGGTAATATTGCAGCTAATGCTACAATGGCCGGCTTGTCTATGGCAAAGAACTTTGCGGGTAAGATACTTCACACAATCGCTCCGCTTAAAGCCGGTTTCGGTCAGTTTGAAGACAAGGTTAACTCAGTAAACATGTTGGTTGCTGCATTGGGTAAATCTGAAATGGGTCACATTACTGGATCCCTTGATGAGTTGCAAAAGTATGCAGAAACAACCAAATACTCAGTTAAACAGATGCATAACTCACTTGCTCAGTTCGTAAATGCCGGGGTGGGTCTTGATGATGCTACTACCGCTTTGAAAGGTTGGGGGAACCTGGCTGCTTCTGCTGGTGCAAGTACAGATGGTTTTAACCGCTCACTCCAATTCGGGGTACAACAAGCACTACAAATGGGTATGATGAATACTCAGAACTGGATGTCTGTTGAAAATGCCGGTATGGCAACTAAACGGTTTAAAGATATCTTGGTTGAAACTGCTAAGGCTTTAGGACAAAACGTTGACTTATCTGAAGGATTCCGGGGGTCTCTTAAAGACGGATGGTTGACTAATGAAGTCTTAATTAAATCCCTTGAACAACTTGCTAATGATGAAACTTTGAAGAAGATGGCTTCTGACTTCCACACCTTTGGTGAAGCGGCAGAGGCTGTTGCAGACCAAGTAACATCTGGCTGGGCTCGTGTATGGGAAACCTTATTTGGTCAAGCAGGTAGTGATGAGCTTACTGCCTTTTGGACGAAATGGGGTAACGCTGCGGCTAATGCTTTGAGTGCAACTGCTGATAAAGCTAATGAGTTTGCAAAAGCATTCGTGTCTTTAGGCGGACGAGACAAAATAATGGGCCTTATGGATTCGGTATTCGGATCTATCGGTGGTGTATTTAAATCTATCGGTGGCGCTTTCACTCATGTATTTGGTGGAAACGTAAGTACTGTAGTTGGGCAAAAGCTAGTCGATATTATTGGAAAGCTTTCTGAGAAATTGAGACTAGGAAGCGCTGAACTTCATGCATTCCAACACATCTTTATCGCAGTCTTCCAAGGTCTTAAATGGATCGGTACTGAAGTAGGCGCTAAGATGAAACTTATCGCAACCCTCATTCCAAACCATATGATCAAAGACTTTATTCTGATCGTTGGTATGATAGCGAAAGCTCTATGGACGACTATCCGTGCGTTCGAAGTATTTATTAGTAAAATAATAAACTTTAGCAAGATCGGTAAAGTATTTAGTTTCGTAGGAAATGCTATTAATAAGTTCTGGGATGCAGTACATAATGGCTTAGCCAACTTCTCTGAGAAGTGGTCTGCCGCATTTGATAAGCTTCCTGGTATTGTCGGGAAAGTCATGGACTGGTTCAAGAAGCTATGGGAAGTAATTAAGTTACTAACTCCGGCTATTGGACACCTTAAGCAAGAATTACATGGATTCTTCTCTAAGATTGCTAATCCGTTTAAGACTCTAGGCCATGCTCTTGGTGATAACGGTAAGAAGTTTAATGAGTGGTCATTCTGGGTAGGTAATGCTGTACAGCGATTCCCTATCTTTGGTAAAGCCTTAGGTAAGTTCATTGTCGGATTCTCGCATTTCAATGATGCGACGGGACGTATGGACTCTTGGGCTGGTCAGTTTGGTCATAAACTAAGAACTCACCTTTCTGGTTTCTACAACAGTCTACGTAACAACTATAGACGGACTATTACAAGTCATAGAACATTCTGGAATAGCCTTAACGGGGCTATGGACCAAGTTCTTAATCGCCAGATTACAACCTGGAAGCAGTTCCGTGAAGCTGTTAAGTGGGAATACTTGATTCCACCTGGCATTCGTGACATGTTTAAGAACTTTAAGTTCTCTATGCCTGATATGTCAGGACTTAAGAAAGGTTTCGCGGCCTTTGCGTCTAATCCTTTCGGCGCAATCAAGAACGGCACCCAAGGACTTTCAAAATGGTTAGAAAACTCTACATTTTCTCTTAAGGCCTTTGGCGATATTGTTCGTAAACACTGGCCTACTCTTGGAGAGTATGCTGATAAATTAGACAAAGTTAAATTCTCATTGTCTTTTCTTAAACCAGTCGTAGATAGTGTTGGTAAGGCATTTGAATGGTTTAATTCTAAGATCTCTAAGATTAGCTTTGGTAAGATTAACTTCGGTGGTGCTGGTAAAGTCTTTAGTGATGCCGGTAAAGCGCTTACTGCTAACTTCTCTGAAGGTATCGTTCCTGGTATTGTCAAATCCATTGACGGATTCCGTAAGTGGGTTGGTGAGCTAGGTGCAGTTAAATCTATCTTTGGTGGCCTAGGATTAGGGGCAGGCGTTATCGGCGAAGCCTTTAATACCATTCGTAAAGAAATGGGCAAATCTAAGATTGACTTCAGTAACTTTAAGACAACCCTAGAAACATTTAAGGGCTGGTTCCATGGTTTCTGGCATGGCTTAGCTAATGTCGTATCAGGTGATACGTTCTCTAAAATTGGAGCAGGTATCAAGAACGGATTTAGTACGGCTATGAGCTGGATATCTAACACGTTCGGTCCATGGTTTAAAGGATTCTTCTCAAGCCTACCATCTAGTGTACAACATACCTTAACCGGTCTATGGGATCTAATTAAACAATTCGCTTCATCAATCGGATCAAGCTTCAAAGATACCAACTTCTCATTTAAGAACTTTGGAGAGGTTGTTGATTCTGTAAGTAAGGGTGTGAAGAAAGCCCTTGAAGAGATTGGGAAAGTCCTTAAGAAGATTTGGGAAGGCTTTAAAGACCTGTTCAAGGTTACCGGTGTATCTGCTGATGAACTTACAGAGGCTGACTTCGGAGATCGTAAGATGAAGGAAGCCGAAGCTGGTATGAATCGCTTAGGCGATAGTGTTGACCGTGTTCATGAAAAGAGTAAAGGTGTCTTTGCTAGTATCGGTGACATGGCCAAACTTCTTGGTGAGACATTCAGTGCTGTATTAGCACCATTCAACAAAGCAGACTCTGCGGCAGTTGGTAAGATTCTTACATTGGCCGCGGCGATTATTGTGCTTTGGAATACTCGTAAGAAGGTACTCGGCATTAAAGACATGTTTAGAGAGTTCGGTAAAGGTTTGTTCGAAGGGGCAAACTCTGTAACTGGCTCATTGACAAATATGTTTAAGGCTATTAGCGGACACTTTAAAGCGAAAGCTAAATTCCAGAACATTAAGTCCTTTGCATTAGCTATTGCAACTTTAACAGGTTCTCTGTTAGTCCTAGCTATGATTCCTGCTGATAAACTTCAACGAGGGGTTCTTGGGCTTGTAGCAGTTCTTGGCGCATTTGAAGTGTTCTACTTAACATTGTCAATGACAACCAAGAAGTTCGACCAAAGCAAAGTTCAAAATGCTAAAGATATGATGCTTGGTATGCTTGGCGTAGCAGGCTCTATTCTTATGATCTCTGGATCTGTCATGCTGCTAGGTAAGTTGGATGGAAATTCTCTTACGAAAGGTCTTTTCTCTGCCGGTGTTATTCTGGTTGCAATGGGCGGCTTGATGGCTATAATGGCACATATGCAACGAAATGCTAAAGGGTTTGACGGTGGTTCTGCTAAGATTTCCATTGGTATCTTAACCTTTATCGGATTAGCATATGCGATTAAGAAAGTGGCTAAGGTCGTTAAAGACGTTGGTAGTCTTGATGAAAGTACTCTTAACAAAGGTCTTTATACTGTCGCTACCATTATTGTAGGTATGTCGGCTGTTCTTCTTGCAACTGGTAATCTTAAGGAAGTTAAGACCTCATCTATTCTTACATTTATTACCATGGCCAAAGCCGTTGCCGGTATCTCCAAAGCAGTAAGTGAGTTAGGATCTCTTGATACTGACGTCCTTATTAAAGGCGGTACTGCTGTTACTATCATGCTTGCCGTTATCGGCGGTATCGCATTAGCATTTAGTAAATTGGATAATACTAAGCAATCCTTTACTAAGAACGCTCTTGTTATGTTTGGTGGTATTGCTGGAATGTTATATATGATGCGTAGCTTAGCGCAAAGCATCGGTACAATGAAGAACCCAGATGCTATTGTACAAGCTCTTGGCGCTATGGCGGTGGTCACAGCAGCCTTTGGCGCTCTAGCTATGGTTCTTCAAAAGAACAACATTGCTGATAAAGGAATAAATGAAGGTATCAAGAACTTAGCTGTACTCTCTGGTTCCGTCCTGGTTGCTTCTGCCGGTCTTCTTCTTCTAAGTAAGATGGAGGGTAGCTTCCTTAAAACTGTTGGCGCCTGTCTTGCCCTTGTTGGTGTGGTTTATGCATTTGTTAAGATCGGGCAAGCCGCTCAGAACATCAAAAAAGAAGGTATTATAGGTCTTGCCGCAACTGTCGGGGCATTGATGGTTTCGGTATATGCTCTGAAAGAGTTGACTACTATACCTGTGGATCATATTCTAACTCAAGCACTTGTTCTAGTTGGAGTTGTTGGTGCAATCGCTACTATCGGTGGTTTACTTGGTAAGGTTGGAGGTTTTGAAGCTATCGCAGGACTTACCGCACTTGGCACATCTCTTCTTATGATTGGGGGTGCTATCGGTATCGCATCTGCTGGTATCGGCTACTTCTTGCAAGGAATTGCTTCTGTTATAGACGCTATTACTAGACTTATTGATACTGTATCACGACTCGGTAAAGAGGGTGGTGAAAACTTCCGTAAGTTCTTTGCTGAGGCATCTAAGTCATCTGGCGATATCGCTGAAGTTGTCGCTGGTATGGCGGAAGGTATGGTTGTTGGTATGGTCCGCGGTATTAGCGGTAATATCGGTAAGTTTATTGAAATCGGTGTTGAACTAATTAAAGGTATTATCATTGGTCTAGGTCAAGCGGCTGGTGATATTGCTAATGCTCTTATTGAGATCGTAGCGAATGCTGTTGAAGGACTGATTAATCGAATTCCGCAATTTGTTATTAATATCACGGATGCCTTACTACGGGGTATTCAACAGATTGCCCAATGGTTCCGCAATAACCGTAATGTTATTGCAGTGGCTATCCTTGAGATGTTCGAAGCAATGTCTGAGGTTATTATTGAGGCGGTTTCATCTCTTATCGGTATGATCTTGGATCTTCTAAGTAACATTCCTTTGATTGGTGGTATGTTTGAAGACGCCAAGAAGGGTATGGAAGACATGGTCGAGGGTTGGCTAAATATGCAACGTAAGGCCGTGGATAGCGCTAAGAAGTATGCTGAGATTGTTACTACCGAAGGTATTACCAAAGCCATTGAAACAATGGATAAACTCGGTCCTGCTGAGATGGCCGCGGCTATGCGCTTTGCTGGAAATGCAAAAGATGGGCTTGAATACTTCAAGATTATCTGTTCACAACTCGGTATTCAAGGTGCTGACGAGTTTATTAACGGTCTTAAGAACAAGACAATCGACGCCAATGTCGCAGGTAAACTCTTTGCTAAGATGGTTGAGATGGGTATGTCTGAAGCTCAAGTCAAACAGATCGCTGAAAAAGTGGGGTATGACTACGCTAATGGTGTACTTACAGCTAAACCTGAGGTTAAGACTAATTCAGAAGATATCAAGAAAACCCTTGAACAAGGACTTGGTGGAGACGGTAGCTTCGACCTAAGCTTACTTGAAGGAGCGTTCGGTAAACTCAACGAACACCTGGGTGGTAAACTTGATATGACCAAGGCTCTAGCTGGGCTTAAGTCTGGTCAAATCCCTCAAGAGATGATCCAGAAAATGGCGGAGGGTGATTTTGAAGGCCTATCGACAGAACAAATTCAACAGTATTTGAATGGATTCAATGGGTCTGCTGAAGCCGCAGGTCAGAGAGCACAAGAGGTTAAAGCCGCTGTAGAAGTTGGACTTTCTGGAAACGGTAATTTTGATGTCAGTCTTGTAACGCAAGCATTCACAAACTTGGATACATATTTAGGTGGACGTCTAGATGTCACTCTGGCACTGGCGGCGCTTAAAACTGGTAATATCCCGCCTGCGATGCTTGCAGAGTTGGCTAAGGGCGATTTCTCTTCAGTTGCTCAAATGCACATGGACAACTTCATGAAGCCTGTTGAAGCGGCTCCTCCTAGAGTAGAAGACAACATCGGTAAGATCAAAGCGTCTGCTTTAACTGCAACTGACAATATGTACAAAGAGACTAATAGTAAGATCCAAGTTAGCCAAGAAGAAGCTAACCGTTTGATTTCAGATTGGTCTAAAGGTAAACAGCTTACTGAAGATGAGATGCAAAAATTAGCTACTATCATTGAGAACTCTCGTGGTAAAGCTGAGGGGGCCGCTAAGAATGTTGCTAGTAGCGCTAATAAAGGATTGGAAACTGTTAATGGTACACCTGCTGGTCAAAGAGCGGGGGATACGTTTAGTGGCGGTATTGAATCTCGAAACAGATTGGCCGCTGAAAAAGCTAGCGGTATTGCATCGGTTGCTGGTTCCAATATGAAGTTTGATGCATCTGGTTCTGGTGCCGCTATTGCGGAATCCTTTGCTGCAGGTCTTGCTGGTGCTCGAGCTACTACTGCCGTTCTGGGTGCCGCCGCTCAACTTGTTGGACTGGCTAAGGCTCACTTACCACACTCACCGGCCAAGATGGGTCCTTTCTCAGGAGAAGGTTGGCGTAAGGTTAAGAGCTCAGGTATTGCTATTGCAAAAGAGTTTGCGTCAGGTCTTGGATCTACCGCTTCATTTAATGCTGTTTCCGAAAGTATGACAGCTATGCAACAATCAATCAAAGATGCCCTCGGCGAAACATCAGAGTACCTTGATGATAATATGGAATTATCTCCTGTTATCACTCCTGTGCTAGATATGTCAAATATCGATGGATATACATGGAATGGGGCTGGTTATCTTGGACTCACTGGCGCAAATATTAATTATTCGTCGCTTAATCCTACAAGCCGTAGTATTGCTTCTAATCGTTATTCTATTGACGAAGTGGTACGGGGACTAAATAATGTAGACCAAAAATTGGCGACGCTTACTGAGAACTCTGCTATTGGGAATGATCTCCTTGCTCAAGGACAGGTCAACCCAATTTACTTGGATAAAGATCTTGTAAACCGTGCGTTGGCGCCAGGAATGGCTGATGCGCAACGGACTTACAGTGATCGATTAAATATGTTAGATGGAGTGTTACCACGATTATGAGAGATGAATCATACTTCTCTATAATCTTTGGTGAAGGAGCTGATGCTGTTGATATCGGTAAACTCCTCGATGCTGTAACTAAAGTTGAACGTAATGCTGGTGCTGGTCAGGAACACACATATTCCGCCGGCACTGGCCGTTTTGGTAAGACATGGGTATCTGGTAGACGGAACTCCTATGACATCACCATTGAAGGACAAAAGACAGGGAGCCCTGCTGAGTTATTATCGCTTCGTACGAAACTGGCTCGGGCTCTTGATTGTCCTGATGGGCCAAAGAAATTACAGTTTGATGATCAAGACGGTAAATACTATCTTGCCGTGACATCAGGTCAACCTAAGTTCACTGAGGATTTACAAAAGAGTCAGGCTACGGTGTCTATTTCATTTGAAGTTCCGGATGGTTTATTGCATTCTGAGCTTACAAAGGTATTGACGTCGAAGACTAACTCCCCAGATATTGGTTCTCTTACTAAAGAGGGGAATATTGTCAAAATGACTTTAAATAATGCAGGAAGTGCTCCAGCATATCCTCGCATTAGAATTAAGAATGCTGGAACTAACGGTTGGATTGGTATTGTTAATAAAAACGGTGTGATGGAAATTGGTACAAGCTCCTCAGGAAGAGATGGTGCTGTAACTGCTTCAGGGTCATATGACCAATCACAACTATTACTTAACCTAACTCCTAATGACTCTGCTGGATGGCGTAAAGGTGTGAATATTGGCGGTAAGCTTAGTTCACAATCTCCTTTAACCGTAGCTAGTCATGCTGAGATTAGTGATCTAACCCTTGACTGGGCGCCAAAAGATGCTGGTAGTGTTGGCTATCCTTGTCCTGGATTACACTGGACTCGTTCCGGGTCTAAGGGTGTCGGTCAAGACTGGGGTTGTGCTGTGTATGAGTATACTCTACCTGCGGATAAGAACAATGTTAAAGGTGCTAAGAATTTCCGTTGTGACTTTAACCTAAAACTTTGGGCATCTAAAATTGGCCAAACTGGTCTGTTAGCAATTATGTTTATGGACGACAATGACCGACTTATCTGTGCTTATAGTTTGGATAAATACACAACTGATAGTGATAAGGTAGTTCAGGTCTTTACTACTACTGATATCCATAAATTGCCTCGTGAAGAGAACGAATTTGGATCTAATAACAACGAGCCAGGTCAACAACGACCGAACCCTGCTTTCAATAGTAGAACCGGTAACGCTTATGTTATTAAGGATGGTCCAAAGTTCACATATGGATATAACGGTATTCCTAAGACTATCGTTGATGCCACCAAAGAGAACTTAGAATGTACTAAGATCTGGGTTCTTTATGGTAGAGCACGGAGCGAGAGACCAGGCACTGGTCATTTGGATACATTATGCGTACAATCACTTAAGTTCCAGAAGACTAATGTCCAACGTTATGACCTTGTTCCTAACAAGTATAACGCTGGTAGTGAACTTGTTGTTGATATGTATGAGGGTAAGATCTCATATATTGCTGATCCAGAGGCATCTAGCCAAGGAGTTGGTGCTGAAAGTGATTTAGCTAACGGATCTAGATACTTCTCTATTCCACCGGGTGAGTCACAACTTGAAATTCATTCTTCCGGATTCGTTACAACAGCCCCTGAGGTTATTGTAGAGTGGGAAGAAGCATGGCTATAAGAAAGGAGGCCGAAACTTCAAAATGAATGTAAAACCTGCATGGCAGTTAGCAGTTCATGATAACGCAATGAATATTGTTGACCATATTAACAACGATGTTCCGGGTTCTCTGAAATATTACGATGAAGAGTTCCATCAATACTGCGGTAAGGGTTCGGCTACCTTTACTTTTACTGTCGATAAATATTCAAATGGTGTTCTAAATGAACGTATAGCCAATCTCACTACAGAGTCTTATATCTCCTTCCATGAAGATGATATTGACTATGTGTTCAACGTAATGACTCGTAGGGAGACAGATTATACTATTACATTAGAATGCGTTACAACTAACTTAGAGTTACTTAATGAGAAGGTTGTCGCTTATGAGAGTAAGGATGCTAAGTCGTTCTTAGAATACATCGAAGCTATGCAACTCTTTAAATTTACTCGTATTGAATTGGGTATTTGCGAAATTCGTAATACCAAACAGACGCTTAAGTTCGAATCTGATGACGACACATGTTTGGCTCGGATTCTTAAACTTGTTGAAGCGTTTGATGGTGAGATGGAGATTATAACCAAACTTACCGATGGTGGCCAGATTGATAAGTATATACTTAATGTTTATAAATCTCGCAATGTCGCAAAAGATAATGAGCCTGGTTTAGGACGAGTTCGTACCGATATTCGGTTACAGATGGGTCGGGACGTCGCTTCTGTTATTAAGAAAGAAGATAAGACGAACCTATTCTCTGCTATCCGGATGCGGAATAAAGACGGCGCTTACATCACCTTCCCTAACTCTCGTGAGATCAAAGCCGCAGATGGTACACACGTTGAGATGTACTGTAATCGAGGGTCTCATACAATCTACGCCCCTATCTCTGCTAAGCTCTATCCTTCCGTGAATAAACGGGATAACTGTGACCCGTGGATTGTACGTGATGTGAAAACTGAGTTTACTAACGCAGATGAAGCATGGGCTTACGGGGTTAAGATGCTACGTAATTACATGTACCCTATTACAACATGGGAAATCAGTCTTAACTCTGCTATGGTTCTTCAACGTTATGATATCAAGATTGGTGATGTAATCTTCATGACCGATGAGAACTTCGTTGGCGGATTGCTTATCCGAGCTCGTGTCGTTGAGATGGTTCGCTGTTCTACAGATCATAGTAAGACTAAGCTTACATTGTCTAATGTCGTTGCTATTCGACCAACTAACAACTCAACGTTGATGAATACAATGTCACGGATGATCAATGACGCTCAACCTTTCAAAATGACTGTAAAAACTACAGGGCCTACGATGTTCCGTGAGCTGACAGATAGCTGTGAACTTATTCCTACTTTATATAAGGGTAAATCTGAAGTAACAGACGTTGACTTTAGTTACTTCATTGACAACAACCTTGCAGGTAGTGGTACTCGATTCCGGGCATCACGATCTAATGTAGGTACTAGCGGTAATGCACTCATTACAATTCAAGCTTGGGTGCAAGGTCAGATGGTCGAGTTCCAAGATGTGACTATCGCTACAGTTAATGACGGGGTGTCTCCGGTTCTGACTACAATCGAGTCTAGTAATGGAGATGTGTTTAAGAACGGCGTCATTGACACTGTATTAACAGCTAAGCTATTTAGAGATGATGTCGAGATTGATACTCATGGTGAAGCCTTTAACTATATTTGGACTAAGACTAATGCTAATGGTGAAGTTGATGAACCATGGGGTCAACGCCCTGAGTCCAGAAGGAAGAGCGTTAGTGTTACTCGTATTGACGTCGAAGATAAAGCGACATTCTCTGTCGCAATTACAACTAAAAACGGGGCCGTTAGTACTGACCATACTAAATATAAACGGGACGATACGGTCGACAATACCAAAGTCATTGGTCGGAACTTATGGGTAAATGGTAAATGTGAAGGTTATGCCGCTATTGAGAAACTCCCTGAAAACCATATTACCGGTCAAACAGAATGTTATCGTATTGAGAGCGGACAAAAGAACAATCTAAGATTTAATATTGCTCCAGACTTCACTAAACGCTTCTATAAAAAACTCACAATGTCTGCCTGGGTTAAATATGAGAATGTTAAAAAGGGTGCGAACCCTTGGCAAGGATTTAACTGTTTTAAATCAATCCCATTGGAAAGACGTAACTCCAAGACAAATGAAGTAGCACCTATTGATTACCCTGGGCATTTTACATTCGAGGGATCTTCTGATTGGAGACGTATCGAAGTAACTTATGACTACGGTTCGGATCCTAATTATGATGAGTTGAAAATGGATCTTCGCTTCATTCTTGAGGACACTCAATCAGGTACTGCCTGGATTACTGGGGTTAAAGTCGAAGAGGGTACAGTTGTGACAGACTACTCGTTATCACCAGAAGACAAGGAAGGAGGCGTGTAATGAGTTTAATTTCAACAAGTCAGATTACCATTGTCGATTTGGATGACGGTAGAACCCAGTATACACACCTTGCTTGGTGTAATAAGAAACTGACCGTGAATGGGGTAGATGTCCCTAATTATGATACCTTTACTAAAGACCCTGCGGAGGGCACTACTTGCGAGCTTATAGGTATATACCAAGATTTTAACTTCGCAGGTAGCGATCGTCCTGAAGATTATCATTGGTCTAGATGGAGAGGTTATGACGGTGCTAATGGTATTCCTGGTGCGCCGGGTGCTGATGGCCGTACACCATATATCCATTTCGCTTATGCCGATAGCCCCGATGGGTATACCGGTTTCACAACTGGTAAAGAATACCACGATAGTGGAGACATTGACTCAGAACTCGTCATAACTAACGTTGATGTAAGTAGGAAACTATACATGGGTACTTACACCGACTATAACTTCTCAGATTCAAACGACCCTACCAAGTATAAATGGCAGAGAGTACGCGGTGCTGATGGTGCTAACGGTGTACCAGGTAAGCCAGGAGCTGATGGTAGAACTCCGTATGTTCACTTTGCTTATGCTGATTCCTCAGATGGTAGAACTGGCTTCACTGTATATGGTGACCCTAATAAGAGATACATGGGTACTTACACTGACTTTGAACAAGCCGATAGTAACGACCCTACCAAATACAAATGGTCTCTTATAAAAGGTGCTGACGGTGCTAATGGTGCACCAGGCCCTCAGGGGGTTCAAGGTTTACAAGGTCCTAAAGGGGATCAAGGTATTCCAGGCCAAAGAGGTGCCGACGGTAGAACTCAGTACACCCACATCGCTTATGCTGACAATGCCTATGGTAATGGGTTCAGTCAGACTGCAACAGGCAAAGCCTACATTGGTATCTACCAAGACTTTAACCCTACTGATAGCACTACTCCGTCTTCTTATAGATGGACGAAGTGGAAAGGTGACGATGGGGCTAATGGTATCCCTGGGCCTAAAGGTACAGACGGTAAGACGCCATATATCCACTTTGCCTATGCTAATTCGGCAAATGGCAATAGTGGGTTCAGTGTTAGCGATTCAACTAACAAAGAATATATCGGTACTTATACCGACTTTACCGAAGCTGATAGCACCAACCCTAATGTCTATAAATGGACGAAGGTTAAAGGTAACGACGGGGCTAAGGGTGATAAAGGGGATCCTGGTTTGCAAGGCCCTGCTGGTCCTGCTGGCCCTCAAGGTATTCAAGGTCTTCAAGGCCCTAAAGGGGATCAAGGTATTCCTGGCCCTCGAGGTGTAGACGGACTAACACAATACACGCACATCGCCTATTCTGATGCTGATGATGGTCGTATAGGGTTCAGCCAGACAGACTCCAACAAGCCTTTCATTGGTCTCTATCAGGACTTCATCAGAGAGGATAGCCCAGAACCAAGCAAGTACCGTTGGACACGATGGAAAGGTCAAGACGGTGAGCAAGGGGTTCCTGGTAAGCCTGGTGCTGACGGTAGAACTCCATATGTTCACTTTGCTTATGCCAACAGTGCAGATGGTAGAACCGACTTTAGCTTAGCTCAATCAAGCGGCAAGCGCTATATTGGTACTTACACTGACTTTGAGAGAGGTGATAGTAGTGATCCTGGCCGATATAAATGGGTGTCGCTAAACGGCGATATATCTATCGGTGGACGTAACCTATGGATCAACAGTAAAGCTATAGGCTATGCAGGTATAGAGAAGCTTCCAGACAACCATATAACAGGTCAGACTGAATGTTTTCGGATCGAGTCTGTTGAAGGTAAGAATAATCTCCAGTTTAACATCGCTCCTGAGTTCACAAGTAGGTTCTATACAACTCTCACTATGTCCGCTTGGGTTAAATACGAGAACGTCCAACGAGGAAACTATCCTTGGAATAACTTTAACTGTTTTAAATCAGGAGGGCTTTATAGACGTAACTCTAAGTCGGGCGCTGTGTCTTCACCAGAATGGCCGGGTATGTTTGGATATATAGGTAGCTCAGATTGGATTAAAATCGAGAAAGTTTATAACTTCGGATCTAATCCAAACTATGACCAGCTCCGTACCGACATACGCTTCCTTTTAGAAGGAACTAAGTCAGGTACTGCCTGGGTCACTGGTGTTAAGATCGAGTTCGGTAACACTGTTACTGACTACTCCGTTGCTCCTGAGGATACTGACACTGCCATCGCTTCTAAAGCAGACCAGCTCCTAACTCAAGATCAGATCAACCAACTCTCTGAACGCAATGCTTTACTTAAGGCAGAGCTAGATGCAAAAGCAACTAAGGAAGTGGTTGACGAATGGATTAACCAAGTTCATAACTTGATCGATATCGAAGAGGCTGGTCGTAAAGATGCCGAGCAAGCCACTATTCGAGCTAGTGAACGGATCGCTGAGTTGCAAAATAAAGTCGGTGAAATGAAGATCATGACTGAGTTCGTCAACACCTACATGTCCCAATCAGAAGAAGGTATCATTGTAGGTCAGAAAGACGGTTCTTCAAAAGTTCTAGTATCAACAGATCGCATCTCTTTTATATCTGGAGGTAAAGAGGTTGCATCAATCTCTCAAGGTGTGTTGCAAATTGATAACGGGGTGTTTGTCAAATCGCTTCGTATAGGTAGATTTGTTACAATGCAAGATCCATCAAATCCAGATAGAAATATAACATTATATGTAGGAGGTGTGTAGTAGATGGTAGTAGTAAACTTCTCGGGTCCTTGGGCCGGGGACGTACAATTAGAATTATGGTCTGACTGGAACGTACAGAAGCCTGAGCAGAATGCGTCGCTTGTCAATGTGCAAGTTCGGTTAATTTCCTCAGGTGGTGGTCAGATCTTCTCAGGGAATGGCGGTAAACGTCTATGGTTGAATGTTGGTGGTATAGAAGAACATTACGACATCGACCCCGTTATTGGGAAAAACCAGAAGCGTAATATCTTCGGTAAAGACTACCTTATCCCACACAACCCGGATGGTACTAAGACGATTACTGTATCCTGTGAGTATGTCGTTAACTTGGGCGGGTATGGTACTGCGAAAGCACAGTTTACCCTAAAACTCAAGGATATTTTCAAGGGTAGTAAAGGCCAGCCTGTATCAGGAACTATAGGCAGTCCGGTAACATTAGCTGTTGATCGTAATGATAGCAACTACTCTCACGCTGTTGAGGTTGAATTCGGAAATTGGAAACAAATTGTTACAGGATCCACAAAGTTTGTATCTAGCTATAGTTGGACCCCACCTATGGAGTTATGCAGTCAAGTTCCTAATTCCGATAAGGGTGTTGGTAAGGTTAGGTATATAACTTACCAAAACGGTAAAGAGATTGCTAGGGATGAGAAAAACTTATCCCTAAATGTTCCTGAATCTGTTAAACCTACTCTATCGTCGTTTAGTGTTCGAGACACTAATACAGCCGTCAACAACCTGCTTGGTGAGAATAAGTTCGTTTCTGTCCTATCTAACCTGAAAGTCGATTTCTCTAAAGGAACTGGAGCATACGGATCAACCATATCCAGTTATTCAGCAACTATTGTCGGTAAACCGAATTCTACTTATGATGCAAGTGGAGTTATCGGTAGTATTGAAATGGTGGGTAACGCAACTATCGAGGCGACTGTTACGGATAGTCGAGGTCGAACTAGTGATCCTAAAAGGGTTAGTATCGAGTTCCTTGATTATTTCCTACCGCAAATTAGTTTTGAGGCTAAGCGTGTAGGAAGTAATGGTGAGCAGATTCAAGTTATTCGTAATGCTAAAGTAGCTCCTCTCCCGATGAACGGTAGTCAGAGAAATACAATGCGAATAACATTTAAAACAGCACCGTTTGGATCTAATACATTTACTCAAGATACCGGACCTGCCAATGTTTTATTTAATTCAATATCTCAGATAACTAATTCAGCGGCGAATCTAGATGGTACTTTCTCGTCAGGTAGTTCGTATGTTATCATCGGAACCGTTCAAGATAAGTTCACTAGTTCTGAATTCAGGGTTGAGGTACCAACAAGATCTGTGGTTATGTCTATGGACCAGACAGGGGTTGGTATTGGTAAGATACGGGAACGTGGTGTGTTAGATGTTGCTGGTGATGTTTATTCATCAGGGCAATTAAACGCTAACGGTATTCGTATCAATAATAAGACTATTCAACAATACCCGCTTACATCTCTAGAGGGTAGAATCCAAGATGTTCGATTATCTAGGAAAGACTATAACACCTTTACTGAAACTGGTCTTTACATGGTGTACGGGAAAGATGGAGGTGCAAAAAACGGGCCTGATACTAAGAAACACGGTATGCTTGAGGTATACGCCTTAAACCACCGGGAGGTCTTCCAGCGTTTCATGGACGACAGGCTTAACACCTGGGTCAGATGGCGAGACTGGGGTAATAACTGGACTGACTGGGAGCAGACTTATGTTTGTAAAGCGGATGTTCCTGTACCAGAGCCAGAGCCACCTAAGTACATTCATAAGGACTTCACTGATAATATGCCTTATAAACTACCGTCCACGATCACTAGAAGCGGTGACTTGGTTACTATCCACACACCTCGGACGATCAAGACTATCACTCAGAGACTTGAAAATTCAATAACTCCTGAGAAAATACCAGAAGGTTTCCGTCCAACTAACGTTGCAACTATGATATTAGCACTGAACGAGTCGGCTAATTTCTTAGGTAACGCTATGTATTATTTCCATCCAGACGGATCAATACGAATAACTACCGGTATTACGAAAACCGCTGTGTATACAGGGACTGTAACTTATATTACAACTGACCCGTTCCCAACTAAATAAGGTACCCACCATACAAATATAATAAGAAAGGAGATTTAAGTGTCTAAATTAGAATTTAAATCTAAATCGTTGGACTATGATCCAACCAACAACAAGCAAACTCATGTCATTCTTGTTGACGATAATAACTCAGTAGTTCATGTATTCCTAGAGGAGGCTGCTATTGACTTGAGCAATGCTGAATTGTATAAATTGGCAATGCAAAAGCACTACGATATCAACTTCCCTAAAAAAGCTGAGAATGAACGATTTGAAAAGGTCGATGAAAAACTTGGTTCTATGGATGATGCTATGGATGTCCTTGTCGCATTTGCGGTATCTATCCAAGGGAACATGAACATGCCTGCATATCGTCGGATCGCATCTGTAGCTAAACCACTAGTTAACGGTAAACGTTATAACAATGGCGATGTTGTTGTGATGCCGTATCCATTTGATACAAACACTAAATGGCCTAAAGATACACCTACCTTACTAACTTTTGCAATGCAATCTGGGGAAGGTTATACTTATAAAGGTCAGAAAACAATGGAAATGCTCCAACAAGGAGTGCTTAGCGTGGTTATGCCACGTATTGAATAGAGAGGGAATATGCAAGAAAGAGAATTAATGCATTGGTTTATAACTGTCGTTATTCCAATCATCATTAGTCTTGGTAGCTTCTACATTTCCTCTAAAAACCGGGCGGCTGATTTAGAGCACCGTCTGACTGAGCTTGAAGTATCTGACAAACATAATGAAAAACTTATGGATAGTCATACTTTGAGATTGGATAAGTACGAAGAGGAACAGAAGATTATTCGGGCTTTAGTGGAACGAATGGATTACATGAACGAGAGTCTTAAATCAGTAAAGACGGATATGGACGAGATCAAAGTGCTTGTCCGTAGCTACACAGAATCACGAGGTAACAATAAATGAAACTTTCAAATGAACAATACAATACTGCTAAATTCATCTTACTCAATGTAGTACCTGCCCTAGTAACTTTGATTGCTGGGCTTGGTGTGTTGTATGGGTTTGATGCAACTAAGATCACTGCGACAATCGGTCTCTTTGCGACCTTCGCAGGTTCTGTACTTATGATCTCTACAAAACGTTATAACGAAGCGCAAGCCGCAGAAGATGACGGACGTTAATACAAGGAGAAGTTGATGGCAACTCGATCTGAGGTACTTACTTGGGTTCGTAGTCTTGCCGACCGTGGTATCGGGGTTGATGCAGATGGTGCTTATGGCATGCAATGTGTCGACCTCCCTAACATGGTCGCTCAGAAATTCTTTGGGCGTGCTATGTGGGGTAATGGTATTGATATGTTAAAGGCAGGACAGGGTCTAGGCTGGCGTACAACAGGCGGTAATGAGCCACCTCACGCTGGTGCTATATTCTGTATGCGGGTATCTTACCACGGCTACGGTCATACCGGTATTGTAGTTGGTGAGCCTGATGGTAACGGTAACTTCCAGACTGTCGAACAGAACGTTGATGGTGGAATGAGTGGGGGTCCTGCTCGGTACCGTACAAGAAGTTTGGGTAACCCAACAGAAAACATTATCGGATTTATATATCCTCCATATTCTGACGGACTAGGATCTACTGGCGGCGGTGGAGGAGGATCAGGCGAAGGAGAAACTATGGACTTTACATTTATGATTGGTGGAGAGGCGGCATGGAACTCAAGGACCATCTATTACTATAATGGCGCGGTTAATGAGGTACAACCAATCCACAACATGGAAGAACTGAAATATCTTCGAGCTATTTATCAAGATACTCATGGACGAAGCTTAAAACATTACGAGTGGAATACATCTGCGCCAGTATATCATCGTATATTTGGGGTTGTCAGACCTACAACAAGGGATGAATCTACAAAACCTGCATTGAGGTATTGATATGAGTATGTGTTTTACATTCCGTATTGAGGGACGTGACCCAGGACAACCTTATTTGCATGGTTGGGATCCTCGCAAGGTGTATTTCTATAACGGTGATGATAACGAGATTATCTATATCGAAAACGAGGACATCTTAGCTCGACTCCGAGAGGTGTATAAGGAATCTAGGGGTCGTGATCTAGTCCATTATGTGTGGACTACAAACGCTCCTGTATTTATACGTATATTTGGTGTATTAAGACCGAATGACGGTACTGGGGTTAAGCGAGAAGGACTAGAAGCATTAAACCGTAAGATCGCTGAGTATGAGGACGCTTATTGGAAACCTACTCACTTTATGCCTAAGGTAGCTTTGCATATCCGGAAAGAGCCCACTAGAACAAGTGAGTCCTTAGGGGTATGTGATATAAACCGTAAGTATAAAGTCCTTGAGACCGTTACACAATGTGACTGGCACTGGGCTAAGATCAACCACAACGGTATTGTCGGTTGGATTGCTATGGGCGATATAACCGGTGAATGGTACGGTGAGAAATTCAATGAGCCTGAGGTATTATAGCTCGATAAGGGCGTTGATAGGGTAAAACTTACAACGCTCATTTTTTTTTCAAAAATTTACTCCTTTCTATATAGAAAGAAAAGAGGTAAATAAAATGAAATATTATGCTAATACCAACACTTGGGTTGATGAAGAAGATTTAATTTTCCAATGTAAAATGGCATTATTTACTAAGGATTGCGTAGTTGATGCTATGTGGGAACACTTTGGTTCTCGCATGACACGAAAAGCAAGATATTTAGTAGAAAAGCAATATACTTGGATTGAAAGATTTGTTAAAAATCCAAATTTGTTGAGTGGCCATATGATCACTTATTACGGATTGAAAGCTGAAAAAGAACTAGGGATGACACCTGAAGATAAAGCTGAATTACAAGTCATTGGAGCACGCTTGTTTTCTGAGTTGCCAGAAGAGCAACAAAAGGAAGCAACCTTGCTAATGATGAGCAAAGTAAAAATCGCTTAATCAGATGGAGGTCTGCCCTCCTTCTTTTTTTTTCAAATTTTTACACTCTACTATATAGAATAGATAAATTATATATTGGAGGAAAATAAAATGGCAATTATTATTATCACATTGGTATTTTTGTTCGTACTTAATAGAGGTATTGTATCTATTATAAAAGGATTTGGTGAATTTCTTTTGAAATTATTCGGTAAAGCCGATTAACTCAAAGGGAACAACCAAGTTCCTTTTTTTTTTACTTAAGGAGGTAAATAAGATGGCTAAGAAAGATGAACGCGATATGGGCTTCTGGGAAACTTTACTAGCTATATTCTTACTAGATTGGTTATTCTAAAATATTTACAATCCACTATATAGAATAAATATTTTGGAGGATTTTATAATGAATAAAATTATGCAAATGCGTATGGAAATGCGCGATGAAGTTAAGAAGGTTATCGCTAATAAAGCTGATGCGATCGACGATCTTATTACTGATCGTTATATGAAAGACCCTAACTCGTATGTTAATATCAATGTTACTGATATTGCAGACGCTTTAGGTGTTTCTAAATATAGCGTACAGAATAATATCGATTTGATCCAAACGGTTATTATCGAGAAATTCGGCTACATCGTCGTCCCATTCGTAGATGATGATTTTGATATTGTAATCTCACTAGGGATTAGATTCTAAGAAGGACGCTGGGTAATTTACTCAGCTTTCTTTTTTTTTGAAAAGGAGGAGCTTATGAAAAGAGAAGCAACTGTCAAATTCATTTTTGGCTTTATTATCTCATGCCTTGTATCTACGCTTGTGGGTATTTCTATTTGGTTTGGCTATACCATGGCCTATATGAAGTATCAGCCACTACAACAGGAAAAGGATATGTATAAGAGCCGTTGGGAGATCAGAGATAAAGCCGCGACCTACTACTATCAACAGTATAAGGACGTTAAGGAAAAGTATGATCTTATTAAAAAGGTAAACGAAACTAAAAACAAATAGGGGGGTAACTATTATGTACGATAAAGGAAATTGCTACTTGAAGACAATGGAAGAAAACTGGGAACAAATTCGACGTGACTCAGATAAAAGAAGATACCTTAGTGTTGATGTGACGCGTATCCTAAATAAGGTCCAAAACATGATAAATACCTTTAAACCGTATAGTATGGAGACCCTTACCGAACCGTTGACCGTTTGCCTGTCATCAACATATTTGAATAAGATCTATGAAGAGCAAGGAGTCCCTTACAAGTACTTTGAAGCTGCTTCTAAAGATGTACTTATCCCAACGTTGATCAACGACTTCGGATATTCTGCAAGATTCAAATACGACAGCTTTTTGGACGGTACGGTTATTGGTTATAGTGTAGTAATCCAACTATATAAAAAATAATTACACCTCACTATATAGAAAGAGAGGTAACTATTATGTTAAGACGATTGCTACGTTTTATTGGTTTCTACTGTCTAGCGGGATATGCTGTCCTTGAGAAGTCTTATATTGATAAGCTGATTAAGAACGGGTATCTGGATAAGGACGCAGAACAACAAAACCGCAGATTGGAAGTAACAAGATTTGTGCTTACCAAACTTAAGAAAGAATATTAGTCTGGATTAAATTCCAGGCTTTTCTTTTTTTTTCAAAAGGAGCAAATAATATGAAAAAACAATATGATAAATCTAAATGTAAACTACTCTCTAAAGATCTAAATGTTGAGGAGATTATCGCTAGGAATAAATCTGTATTAAGTACCTATGACTTTACAACCGTACTAAATGCAATTCAACAAAAGTTCAATAGAATGCAGGGATTCCCATCTGAGGAACGTAAAGTGTCGATAGGAATGCGTCTTATCCATGCCGTATATGAAGATGACAAAATCTCAAATAATCTATATGACAAGCTTGATAATAAACTATTAACCATATTACGAGACGACTTTGGATATGAATGTGAAATCCAAAACTTTGGCGGATCATTTTTTGGTTCTTATTATCTTGTAATACATCTCTAAAATAAATACACCCCACTATATAGAAAGAGAGGTAAACATTATGTTTAATAAAATTTTTAAGAAGTCTTCTAGCAAGAAGATTGAAGAAACTATCAATGCTAAACTCGATGAGTTAAACACTAGACTTGCTAGTGCTGAAATTGGCAGTGATGAGTACGACCAGACACTTGGTGAAATCGATATTCTTACCAAATCACTCATGGACATCAAAGACCGTGAGTTAAAGGTTAAGGATAAGAAATTGGAACCAGCAGTCAAAGCCGCGCTAATCACGACAATTGGAGGCGCCGCCGCAAGTATCCTAGGCATTCTAATTATTCGGGATTATGAGGCAGAGGATGGTATCTTCACTTCAAGCGCGAAGTCATTCGTTAAGAAAATTTATTAAAGTAGGGAGTGTATACCACTCTCTCTTTTTTTTTGAAAGGATATTTGTATGGAACCTAAAGTAGCAGAGTATATTTACTACGAGCCTTATTTCGATAGATCATTCAGGCAGTTATTCTTCAACTATATCTATGGGATATTGTCAGAAAACCACCTTGAGGCTACTGAAGTTGATTTTGAGATGTTTCTCATCATCTTCACAACAACCATGATGAGTATAAACTTCACTTCAACATCAGATATCGTATTCTACCATAAAGATGACCTCAGACAGATCTACTTCGGTTATTTCAAGATGAAGGTTGTAACATCAACTTCGCAAGAAACGCTGAATAAGCTAATCTCAAGAATGCGTAGTAAGATTGTTGAGTATGATTTGTCACCTACAGATGTGGACTTCGAAAACTGTATTGATCTGATTAAGGAAGACCTTCCTGAATCATATTTAGATGAAATGTCGGACATTATAGCTTATAAATGGTCGTATTTCAAAGAGTCATATTATAACATTGTTCGTATTCTACATGGAATGAGGGGGTATAAATGACACCAAAAGAAAGACAAGAGCAACGTGAGGAACGCTATCGCAAGATGACCGATGAAGAGTTTATTCGTCATTTTGTAGCTGATGCGGTTATTCTCACCTGTTATACAGATATCAAATTCAACGATGCTGATGAATGGGCAGAATGGTGTACCGAAGAACATGGCGAATGGTATTGCGGTAAGTCATTTTATAGTCTAGCATCGGATTTCAAATACTACATTGAAGAATGCATTAGTAATGCGGAAAAGATAGTTAATGAACTATTATAAGGAGTATAGTCATGAAAAAGAAACCTACTATTTTTACAGTTATTGCAGTTTTGGTATTTATCGGTATTGGATTTTGTGTGTACCATTTTACACCACACCCGCCAAAAGCGGATATCGTAACCGTTGCCGACGTCAATCAACTTGACACCGATGCAGATTGGAAAGGTAAAGTCGCTCGCTTAGAAATCACAGAAAGCTCACTTGAGAGTTATGATAAAGAAACTCTGAAGTACGGCTTCTTAGGTAAGGTCAAAGTCAAAGGCTCTCCAGGAGAAGTATATGGTCAATTCAACATGTGGGATGTGCATAATCTACCAAACATTCATATTGGTGATATCCTCTATGTTCGGGTGACTGGGCTTGAAGGTAAGGGCGGCGTTTTTGGCCCAATGATCAAAGGTGACATTATTTATGTTGAGAAAGGACATTATTAATGCGAAATGAAATACTATTATTCCCTAACAACGAAATCCTTGTCAATGCCTTATACAGAACAAGGATCACGCATCATACTAGATCGCAACACGGTATAAGATTGCATATTTCACCTATCAGCACTTCTGATCATATCGAAGATGATTTAGACGTTATGGAAAGTATCGCTGATTACTTGTTCGATCTATACATAAAAGATCCACGGATTGCGAATAAGTTAATTCGTCCGAAATACCACTATAACAATAAAGTTAGAAGTTGGGTATTTACATTCGATTTTAAATAAAAAAATTACAAGCCACTTATTAGAAACGAAAAATAATTTAAAGGAGGACATTAACATGTCAAATAAAGTTTCAAAAATCGTAAATGAAGAAGTTATCGAAGACGCAGTGGAAACTGTTGTCGATACCACTACTGAAAATGTTACTACAGATGTAGTACCAGTAGAGCCAACACAACCAGTGGAAGTTGTCAAACAAGGTAAGGTTAAAGCAACCTGGAATTGGATTAAACAACACCCATGGGGTGTAGCGGCATCTATTGGTGCTGGTCTAGGAGTAATCATTCTTGGCAAGAAGGTATACGACGCAGGGATGCCTGCGGAATTCGAAGTAACCGAAATCAAGAATGCTATTATTGAACAACCTATGGAACATGAAGAAGTCGAAACTAAAGAAGAAGAAGTTTCTGAAGAAGAATAGTTGGGTATTTTTACCCAGCTTTCTTTTTTTTTTCGAAAAGGAGAAGGTATGAAAAAGACGTATTTAGATAAATATCCATATACGTTGGAGCGACTACCACATCGGTACTCAGATCGCGTCGACGTTATTGTCCGAATTGAACCACTTGATAGCCCTCGAGCAACTGACCTATTACTTAATCTGGGATCCACTTTACACAACGCCTCGATTGAGGGTATGCCGTTTAAAGTAAAAGATCAGTTCACAGACCCATCGGATATGGAAGAAGGTAAACTTCGTATCACTCTATCTGGCTATCAACTTTAAAATTTTTACCACCTACTATATAGAAAGGGAATAACTTGTATTACTTGGTGTATGATGAGAGCACACTTTAATAACGAGGCGCCGGTTTGATTCCGGCAGTATACAAGAAAACACTTTCTATTTTTTTTTTTGAAAAGGAGAATTCATATGACACAAACGGACTATAACGAAATCCGTTCTACCAACGTAGCGAAGGTTGAAGTAGAAGAAAAGATTACAGTCGAAGCGCCTGAAAACGAACGAGTCCCTAAAAAGGCTGTTGTTAAAGGTTCTACTGTTGAAGAACGGAAGCCAGGTCTTATGACACGACTTGTACGCGGCATCTTAGGACCAAACGGCATTCGAGCTATCGGCTCATATTTAGGTAAAGAAGTAATCATGCCCGCTATCAAAGACACCCTGGTTAATACAATTAACACCGGGGTAAACATGGCGGCGTATGGTGAAGATCGTAGTCGTTACAATGGCGGATGGTCAAATCCTGCTCGATACAACAGCCGTGTTGGCAATCAGACATACACCAACTACTCTAGTGCATACCACAACAATAACCCTCAGGCGCAAGCAATCAATCCACCTACACGGATTAAGGATATTCTTCTGTTCACATGGAATGATGCCGCTACAGTCTTAGAAAACCTTAATCGGGATATTGCTACTTATGGATATGCCCGTCTTGCTGACTATTATGATTACGCAGGGCAACCTAGCACCAACTATACAGACAACGCTTATGGTTGGAGAATGCTAGGAGATATTCGTATTGTACCCACTCGTGGTAAATATCTATTGGCATTACCACCAGTTGAAGTAATTTAATAAAAGGAGCTATAATCATGAACAAAAAAGTAATCTTGAACACAATTAAAATCGTCGCATTTGGTGTCGTACCGTTTATGGTTGAAAACGGTAAGAAAGCTTTGGATAAAGCTCTCGAAGCAACTGAAAAGGCTTCTACGAAGGAGTAAATATGTGTAGTTTAATCTTTATTATTCTATTACTTATATTGCTTGCCTTATTAGGTATACTATCATATATCGTAGCCTATTTCCTAATCCCCATCATTATTTTAGTTATTATTGCATGGGCGCTAACTATCTTATTTAATTAAAGGAGAACTTAACAATGTCTAAATGGAGTTATGAACTATTTAAAGAAAACGTCGCTGTACTTGCACACAACTATAAGAAAAAAGAACCTCTTATCATGACTGTAGGGGGTATCGCTGGTTTCGTAGCAACTGCTGTACTCGCATATCGTGCAAAAGCTAAGATCACAACTATTGTTGAAGATATTGAAGCTATGCGTGAAAACGACATGCCCGTCCCAGTTGGAGAAACTATCGTTCGTGTTTCTAAAGCATTGACACCTACTATCACTATGGCCACTCTATCAACCGCTGCTGTCCTTCGCTCATATCATGTGTTGACAGGACGTAATGCCTTACTTGCTTCTGCCCTTGCATCTGCTACTCAAGCAAACCACAAACTTCGCCGTCAAATCCGTGAGCAATATCCTGATGATCCAAACGCTCAATTTATCGGCGAACGTGAAGAAGTTCTAGCAGGGCCTGAAGAAGAAGGTAAGAAGAAACCTAAAACTGTTACTGTAATCAACACTAACGATATCCAATGGATGGAATATGCCTACTTTAATAAATCACAAGAATTTGTTAAAGACGACTTGAACTACAACCAAATGTTCATCACAACAATGTTCAACGCACTTGATGAAAAACGCCGTCGTCAAGGATTCCTTAACCTTACAACTGCCTATGACGTATTGAAAATCCCATTGGAAAAACATGAACGTCGTGCCGGTTCTGAACTAGGTTGGACAGACAATGATTTCTTTGACTTTGACGTACATGTAGTTATGGTTAAAGACGAAAATGGATATCCTTACCCAGTACCAGTAATCGAATTCTCTCCAGTTAAGGATATTACCACTGGTGTAGATTACGGTAGTGATATTTCAGACTATCTTATCTAATAAACTTATATAAAGGAGCAACAAATTATGGAAAAACATGGTATTGTAAAATCAGGTCTAATTGCATTCGGTCTTGTTAACCTTGGATATATCGGATATGCTTTGTATAAGAACTTCAAGGACTACAAGAATAAAGAAGGCGAATACGCTGAAGAGCAACCTGAACAATTAGAGTTGTTCGATGCAACTGAAGCCGATGCTGAAATTGTGTCTGACGAAGAAGTCGTAGAACCAACTCCACGCCGTTCTGAAAAGAAAAAATCTAAAGTTAAGTTCTACGTTGGTATCGGTCTCTTGGCCACTGCTGTTATTGGCGGATACTGCTACGGTTACCGTTCTGCTTGGGTTAAACGTAGTAACATCGCTAACGAATCAGAAGAGCTGTTACATGCGGTTATTGACGACCGTAAAGACTACAGCGACTTCCTTGAACAGGAATTGGTTAACCGTGAAATCAAGTTGGGTGTTGAGCGTGAAACAATCGTGTCTAACGCAATCAACATGATCCTGCCTGACTATATGGATACTCGCTGGGTATCATTCGGTGAAGACGGTACTGTACGTTCTAACTACACTCCTAAAGTCTCAGAAGACCATGATGTAGAAACCATCACAACTGCTGTTGAAGATACATGGAATAAGCTATACGAAAAAGTCGTTGTAGCTCCTATGTCTCCAGAAAAAGCTGAAGAAGCTTAACTAGCAAAAGAATATAGAGAGTAAAGGACCAGGCTGGTTCATATACCAGTCTTCCACTATATTCTAAGGAGGTTTATATTATGGAAATCCAATTCAGACAAGACAAAACAGATAAAGGACTAAGCCTGTCATATTCAGATGACGGGTCTTTCTTTTTAGAAGTATTTGACGATGCAGACGATACTGGTATGAATATTCCACTAGATGCTGACGAACTAGAGTTGGTTAGAAACTGCATTGACCATATTTTGAAAAGGGGCAAGTAATGGATAAAGAAAAACTATTAAAGGCGGGTATCCTTACAGCACTCGCCGCTGGGGTTGGTTATTTCGCATATCGATTTGTGAAAGAAACTAAACGCCAAATCAAGGAAATGGAAGAAGCAAATGCCGCTCAAACACAAGAACTTCTAGATACAATCAAGTTAAGAGATGAGCAACTTGCATTGGCTGAGGAGCATATTGACGCTCTTGTTTACGGTACTCCTGAGGAAGTTCCGGATGTCAACGAGGAGTTGGAAGAAATGCGACGTTCTCGTACTCGTGTTCACTCAACTACTCTTGAAGAAGAAGATATTGCGCCAACTGATGAAGATGATTATCATGCAGGGGCTACTCAAACTGCAGAAGATGTTGAACATCACAATGTCTGGAAAGAAAACGAATATTTCCAAACAGGAGAGCAAAACATTCCGTATTTTGTAATTGAATCAGCTAAAGAATTAAAAGGAAATGAGGGCCAAAGTATGCGCCATGATACTGACCCTAATAGCGTAGAAGCATGGAACCAATATAAAGCGGTTATGATTAGTGAGTTGTATGATGATACTCCAATCGCACAAGCCGTATCTGAACGCTATGGTATGGGTCTCTTACTAAGTAAAACAAACATCGTATCTATTATTGATGTATTCTCTGAATTGCTTGAAGTTAACGATACGAAGATCGTTCAACCTTATAACGCCTTTGACAACAATGTATGGGAAGATGTATATGACCGCCGTATCGACTTCTTCGGACCAGATACATATTATGCGTCATTACAATTCCCTGTAACCTTCGGTGAAATCTTGTATGAATATGCAAGCAAATTTGTAGACGACACTGAAGATGGAGCATTGCTACCAATGGTTGCTTATATGTTGTACGAGTCAGGATTGCTTGATGCAGAGACAATCGAACAAAAACTTCTTATTATCAGCAAGATTCTTGAACACCGTAACGTTCGAGAAATCGGTAACGGTATGAAGAAACTAAGTATGTTCGGTCGTGTTGTAGATCGCATAGATCCAGAAGACACAGGTCATGACGTTCGTTTATATACCGAGTATAATGAGTTCATTGGCCGTGCAAGCACATTTGAAGAAGAGTACATGGCGAATATGGAGGATGACTACGATGATGAATAATACGGGACAAGAAAGCGTACTAGTAAAATATTCTTTTGACGGTATCAATTTCAGTTCCGATTATATCCCATCCGATCATCTAAAGCCATTTAAAGACGCGTTTATTAAAAATGAAGTATTTATAATTAGACGCGATATGACTTCTTCTGTTGGGGAATCCCCATTTTTAGGTAGCGCATGTAATGAAAAATTTATTGATATGAGCAAGGTTGTAATGATAGGATTTTAAAGGAGCTAATTTATGACAGATAGAAAACCGGATTTCTTCAATATTACTGTTGAGGAACTATCGGGGCCTAATCGAAAAGCCGATGCTGTCGTTTCTGCAGACTTTACCTATTTAGATAACCAAGGCGCTGATGTACAAGATATTGTTGTAAAAGGTGGCGCCTTTTATGCAATGTGGGATGGTGAGAAATGGTCGATGGAGAAAAACGATGTAGTTCGTGCTGTCGATCATGAGATTAGAAAGAAATACGCTGAGCTTAAGACTAAAGGATATGAACGCATATCTCTTAAGTTTATGCAAAATGCAGGATCAGGACTTATGCGCAACTTCGTTAAGTATTGTGAAGACGCACCAGAGTCCTTGCAGGTATTCAACTCTAAGATCATATTCAGTAATTATAAGGTGGCCCGTGATGACTATTCTACGTTCCAGCTACCTTATACACCAACTACCCAACCTACCCCAGCGTTTGATGAACTCTCATCTGTCCTATATGCTCCTGACCAACTAGATAAAATTCTCTGGTGTTTAGGTGCATTGTTCACAGGGGAGATTATCAATATTGATAAATTCTTATTTCTATACGGCCCTGCAGGAACCGGTAAAGGTACTATTATTAGAATAATCGAGATGTTATTCGGGCAGTATATTGGTGGTATCGACCTTAAGCAACTGACTAGTGGTTCTGAGTATGCGACAGGGACTCTGCAAGAACTCCCGTTGTTGATTGACTCGGATACCGATTTAAGTCGGATTAAGAACGATACTCCATTACTTAAGGTAACATCTCATGAGGAAGTATTCGTACGTAAACTTTATCAAAGACCGTATCCTGTAACATTTAAAGGTCTGATTATTACTGCATCTAACCAACGTGCTCAATTCCGTGACTCTGACTCAGGGATTGTACGGCGGTTACTTAAAGCAGTTCCTACAGGTCATCTTATCGCAGGCCCTCGATATAAGGAGCTAATGAATGGTATTCAATATGAACTAGCAGGTATTGCACAAAAGGCGATTGATACATTCTCTCGCTTAGGTGCTTTCTACTATGCTAATGATGTTGATATCGAAATGCTTGAGTACGGCGACTCTATATTTGAGTTTGTTCGTGAAAACGTACTCTTGATGCAGAATAACCCAACTCTCTCTGAAGTCGAGCTTATTTACAAAGGTATGCTAGAAGAAAGAGGTTGGGAGACAAATGGTTATAAGAACCGGTTGCGATTAGGTTTGCAACGTTTCTTTGAGACATATACAAAAGATACTAAAGACGAAGAGGGTAATCGCAAACGTCATTGGTATCGTGGTTTCAAATACGATGAAGCTTTTCCTGAGACTAAAAAGAAACAGGAATCGACTAAAGTAGGATCCAAGATTGATCTGACTATGGGACGGACGACTTCTCGATTTGACTTAGAAGGAAAGGACTGGCCTGCACAATACACAAATGATGCGGGTAATCCTTTAAAGAAATGGGACAATGTCACAACAACCCTCAAAGAGATTGACCCAACTAAATTACACTTTGTCCGTGTTCCAACTGAACTTATTGTTATTGACTTTGATGCTAAGAATGAGAAAGGCGAAAAAGACCTAGCTAAGAACTTAGAATTAGCATCGAAGTATCCTCCAACCTATACTGAGGTTTCTAAATCAGGCGGTGGTATCCACTTGCATTATTGGTATGATGGTGATCCAACGCGCTTGGCTAATCGCATATCTGATGATGTTGAAATCAAGGTGTATAACGGCGGGTCATCGTTAAGACGGAAACTTATTTCTGCAAACGATCTCCCTGTGGCTCATATTTCAAGTGGGTTACCTTTAAAGGAGGATAAGAAAACTATGTATAAGGACGTGGAACATATCATTTGGACAGAACAAAAACTTAAGAACTTCATCGAGGCTTGTATGCGTAAAGAGCACCATGGTGCGACGGCTCCAGAGGTTAGCTTTATTAAAGACAAGCTTGACGAAGCATATGAGTTAGGTGTAACGTATGACCTACGACATATGCAGAATGATGTTCTTAAATTCGCACTTAGCTCAACTAACCAAGCGCAACAATGTATGAAGATGGTTGCTCAGATGAAATTCTCTAATGTACCTGAGAACGAAACTGAATCAATCTCAGAATCCCTTATCTTGCCTGATGAGGAAATCACATTCTTCGACTCGGAAGTCTTCTGTAACCTATATATGATTGGTTGGAAGAAGTATGGTCTTGAGGTACCAGAGGCTATCTACCGAGGATTAGAGGACTGTACTAGCCTTAGTGAGATTGAGACTACTCTCGTTAACGAATGGTGGAGTCAGCACAAAGACGAGATTGGTATTGAAATCAATCCTACACCACAACGCACACGAGAGTTATTTGATACGCATAACATGATGGGCTTCAACAACCTTGGATACGATAACCACATTGCTTATGGACGTATGCAGGGTGATGACGAGATGGACTGTTATAAGCGTTCTCAAGGTATTATTGAGAAAGGTGATAAGCGAGCTAAAATTTGGGCTGCTAACGAGATCTCTTATGGGGATATTTATGAGTTCCTAGACACTAAGATGTCATTGAAGAAATGGCAAATTAAGTTAGGTCTACGTCATGATGAGTTTGAATACGATTGGACTAAGCCTCTTCCTGAGCATGCATGGGGTCGTTGTGCGGCGTATATGCTTAATGACGTAACCTCAGAGGAAGAGTTATTCAAATCTAAAGACGGTCAAGACGCATGGAACGCTCGTAAGATCCTTGCTGAGATCAACGGTCTATCACCTAACGTTAAGACTCAGACACAAGCTGAGAAATTCTTATTTGGTGATGACCCAAATCCACAAGATAAGTTCAACTGGTACGACCTTGCTGAGGAATTCCCAGGATACAAATTTGACAAGTTCAAACGTAAATCTGAGTTTATGGGAGAAGACCCATCTGAAGGCGGTTATGTGTATGCTGAGCCTGGCGTATATGAGAACGTAGTTGTTCTTGACGTAAAATCAATGCACCCGCATAGTTATATTGCTATGAACTACTTCGGCCCATATACTCCTAAAGTTGAGGCCTTGGTTGAATGTCGTATTGATATTAAAGAAGGACGTACTGACTCAGCAATGCATCGATTTGATGAAGTAGATCCTGCTTTGTCAGAGAAACTTCGTCCATATTTCGAAGGGTCATCTGTTAAAGGTCTTGCCCATGCACTTAAGATTATCGTTAATATCATTTATGGTATGACATCTGCACCTTGGCCTAACAAATTCAAAGACCCTCGTAATATCGATAACTGTGTCGCTAAACGTGGCGCCTTATTTATGTTGATGCTAAAACATGAAGTTCAAGGTAAAGGCTACCAAGTAGCGCACATTAAGACAGACTCAATTAAGATTGTTAATGCTGACGATTATATTATCGAATACTGTATGCAACGAGCTCGTGATTTCAAATATGAGTTTGACCACGAACATACATATTCTCGTATGGCCTTGCTCAACCGTGCTACTGTTATTGCTGAAATCGGTTGGCCGGAAGATGAGAAAGGTAAATGGGAAGCTATTGGTGCACAGTTCGGTAAGAAGACTAACCCATATGTCTACAAGACCCTCCTTAGCAAGGAAGAGGTTAACGAACAAGACTTCTTCACAACTAAGGAAGTTAAGACGGCTATTTATCTTGACGACCAGTATATCGGTAAGAATGCGCAAATCTATGCTTCTAGAACAGGTCGTGAAATCTCTCGTACTCAACCAAGTAATGTTGCACAAATGATTCAATCGCGATGGATCAAACCACGATATTTACTTCAACGTGAGTCACAAGGATTGACCCCTGCTCAATTAGAAGAGGCTAAGAAACGCAAGATTGCTGCTGAACTTGGTCTTGACTATAACGAAGTTGATTATATTATCTCTAACGGTTTCCCTGATACAATCGTAGATAAGCATGTTGCTGTAACTGGAACTACGGGGTATCGTTGGGAACTGGCAAGTAATTATAAAGGCTTCGATGATATTGATATGACTTACTACCACCAGCTTATACATGAGGCTGTCAATGACGTCTTCGCAGTTGGTGATGGTAATATTATCTTTAAAGGAACTAAATACGAAAGAGAGTAGTTTATGTTTAACAAAATTAAGAAACTGTTCTCTAAAAAGGCAAGCGAAGTCGAAGGGGTCCAGCCAACCATCTTCGGTTTCATTGCTACTCTAAAGGGAGTTGACGATCTTGGGGACGCGGTTCCTACTCAGATATTCATCATCCCTAAAGAGGAAGAAGAGAATATTTACAACATTGTCAAAACTGGTGAGTACAACACTTTGGTTCTATACGACAACAATCGTATCCAATTCAAACCACCGACAAATGCCTCATTGTTATTAACTCCATTTTACTCTGTCGAGGAATTGAATGACGCATTGAAGAGTATGCGTGACCAAGGAGTTAGAGGAGTTGTAGGCTGGCCTATTCCAATCGACTATTAGAGGTGGCTTATGTTATACTTAATTGATTCTAACATTAGCACTTCATCTCAACAGTTGACTCGGATCATGAGGATCTTGGACAAATACGGAGCTAAGTATACCTTGCTATCTACATACAAATCCTCAGGTAGGTGGGCCGATCATTATTCACCAACCTTAGATAAGGAAATTGTAAAAGGTATTCTTAAGTTCTATGACTACGATCTTAGTAAGGTAGCGAAATCGCCAAACTCCTCTACAGTAAAGGCTATGTCTAAAAAGCATCCACAGGCAGTAAGAGAATACCGGTCCTCAACTTTCCAAGATAAGAAGCTTAGTGAGGTTATTGACTGGTTCTCTGAGCACCCACAATTCTTAAACGTAGGTATCATGTACGAATCACGAAACGGAGCATGCACTGCTAATTTAAGAAATGACGAGTTCCGTGCTTTCTTACCTCGTAGTAAAAAGGATAAGACAAGGTACGCTGCGCTCAATGTTGCCTTTGGTGAGTTAGGTATTTCTGAAAATGAGGTGGCAACTCCTCGTCCGAAAAAGGCCAGTTTCGGTCATCACAAAGGTGGATATAAGTGGGAACTCTAAAATATTTACATTCCACTATATAGAAAGAAAAAGGAGGTTCGGACAATGAACAAGGTATTAAACACTGTTGCCGCAAGCGCAATCGCATTATATATGGCGGTCATCGCGACTGATGTATATGACGGAAGTGTATTGCAAACAAAAGTTAATAATGGCGTTAAAAAGCTGAAAGATGCTTTTTCTGACAAAGACTAGGAGTTGAGTACTTTACTCAGCTCTTTTCTTTTTTTTTGTTTCTTTTATGTGAAGGAGGGTAATGTATGAAGCATACAAAAGAGATTGAAAATGATTATAAGGAGACATACAATGGGGTTAACACATATTCTACATAACATATTCAACGGTCTTAAGCACGCCTTCTATCCTATTGTGAACTTCTTATATTATAATGAGGAAGAAGTATTCGCTACAACTAAGATCGTTTCACTCGTAAACATACTATTAATGTTAGTATCTTGGTTTTATAAATTATATATGTTGTTTGCTATCTCACTGTTGATTAGCATTATTGGCTTAATTATCACTATTGCTACGGCTTTAATAGTTATTTGGAAATAAAAGGAGAAAACATCATGAAACACTTCACATTCAAACTTGCAACTATGGGTATTGTATTATTCAGCGCTGCTCTTATTAGTGATCACGTATTTGCAGATGTAACTAAAGCAGAAGGGTCTACAGAGCTTATAGCCACTGATCCAGAAGTTACTGTAACTAAATCCGACGACACTATCTGGTCTGAAGTAAATGTAAACATCAAAACCGATATCCCTGACGAAGTTCAAATCAACCAAGGTGACACTATGACTTTTAATGTCCCTAATGAACTTTCATTTGAAACCAACTACAACTTCCCTGTATACAATAGCACAGGTGAATCTGAAGTAGGTAATGCCGAAGTTAAGGCTGCTGAGAACACAGTAACCACTACTTTCAATAACTACTTCGCAGAACATCCACTTGACAAATCTATCTCGCTTAACCTCAACACACGGATCAACCGTGAAGTTGTGCAACCAGATACCAAGCACGAAATCTCATTCAACGGTACTGTCGTTGAGCTCAATGCAGGTAGCAAGGGTGTAGAACCTACTGATGAAGCATTGTATAAATACGGCTGGCAAGATAAAGACGATCCATCTGTTGTTAACTGGACTGCCCGTATCAACTACAAGAAGTCTTACATGGAAAACGTCAACATCTCAGATACATGGTCTGACGATCAAGAATACGTTGAAAACAGTTTGAAGTTCTACTATGTTAAGAGTGTGGATCCATTTGTATATGACGCGCCTGCAACCGATGCCTTAGCAAACGCTAAATTACGTACAAACGGTTTTGATACAAATCTTGCTAAGATTGATAAGAAGACTTTGTATGTTGAGTACAAAACTAAACTCAAACAAATGGAATACAACCCTACTAACAAAATCAACGTTAGCTGGGATGGCGGAGGAACGGGCTTCGATGCCGAAACTAAACTTGTAGGAGGAAATGGTCGTGCTGATGGTAAGACTCGTCCTACATTCGAAATCCCGAAAGAGTCACCTAAAGTGGAAATCCCTGAGTTCCAAGGTGGCATCCCTGGTATTCCAGAAGAACGTGAAAAATTACCTGAATGGACTGGCGGGGTCGTTCCAAACGAAGCTCCTCAAGTGGACAAACCAGAATTCCAAGGCGGTATCCCTGGTATTCCTGAAGAACGCGTGAAACCTGAATTCGAAGGAGGTATTCCTGGAATCCCTGAAGTGCGAGAAAAACCAGAATTAGATATTAATGACATTCCTAAAGATCCAGAAACTCCAAAAACACAAGATCCAAAACCAGTAGAACCTAAGACACCAAAACCACAAGAACCTAACGCTCCTAAAGTAGAAAAGGTTGTAGAAAAAGAGCCTGTTAAGAATGATATTACTCCTACAACTCCTACTCAACCAGCGCCAGCAAAAGCTACTCCCGTATTTACACAAAAAACTTTGCCGGTTACAGGTTCTATCGTAAGTAACACAATCACTGTTATTGGTGCAGTAGCTGGTCTATTGGCGATCGGGCTTAGCGTCTTCGCAGGTTATGACTCACATAAGAAAGGTCATAAATAATGAAACGCGGTAAGAATAACAAAGCTAGACTTGGCGCCAACCTGCTTCGTAAGGTTAAAGATGCCGAGGCGATTATTGTAGCAAGTATACCAAAGCCATTCCGAGCATCCGGTAAATCAATGCCTCAGATTAGACACTTGGTTATGTTAAACAATATGAGATGCTATGTTCTAAAGACTAAGGTCAAGAACTTAGATCCTAAAATCATTAAAGGATTCTCTAATATCGTTAAGCTTATCATGACCAACTATTCATATGGCGAAAATGTATACCATGAAGAAAAGGAGAAACTAAATGACCAAACTAACACCACAGAAAATGCATGATGCCCACAAGGAACTCCAAGAAATCTTTGTTAAGAAGAATACCGACTATGGTAACTCCTTCGAAGAATCACTTGAGAAACACGGACTAATCGCTGCTATTGTCCGTATGGAAGATAAGATGTCTCGTTTGAACACACTATCTAAGCAAGAAGCGATGGTGACAGACGAGTCTCTTATTGACACCCTCAAAGACCTGTCTAACTACGCCCTTATGTCTGCAGTATGGTTGGAACAAACTAAGAAAGAAGCAGATTTTTTAAATAAAGTCAATCAGGCCATTACTACTAGCCCATTAACAGCCACCCTCGATTCTGTTAATCCTAATCTTTCGCCAGCAGCAATGGTTGATAACACCCGGTAAGTTATTATGGATCTTATAACGTTTAATCCGGATAATGGACTAGATATTCTACGGACTATGAAGTCTCCCAAGCAGATGGGTCGCCCTAAGAAGTTTGTAGACGATGAGGAAATCCTAATTTGTAAACAAGCGGGTTGGTCGAATCGTACGATTGCTGTTAGTCTGGGCGTGTCCAAGGATACTATAAACCGCAGAGTTCGCAAGCTCATAGAGAATGGCATCATCAACCCTGATAATTATGACTATAATTTCAACAACCCTAGTGCTTCAGATCACCCCCGACGTAAAAACAAAGAGCGTTGGGAAATGTGGCATGGGCCTGGAGTCTAATTTTTACATGCCTCTCTATAGAAAGAGAGGTAATTTACTATGGGTAAATTTATGTATCAAGGAATGGAATATGGTGAAAGATATATTAAGAAGCACATGCGGTATTCTGCTACCGTTAATCGCTTGTATATGACTCAGGTTCTAAAAGAATATTTTGGAGCACGTTTCACAGACAGAGCGCAACGTAAGTTAGAATTGGTTGAGCATCTTATGTGGTCTTTCAGAGATGAGCCAGACCAAGAAACTATTGACACTATTGTAGAAGTTACTACAGAACTCAGACAAGAGCTGGAATGGACCAAGCTCGACGAAGAGGCTATTCACTACTTAGGTATTAAGGCTTTTACGGAACTCGATGAAGAAGACCGTAACCGACTTAATGTACTATGGCGCGATTTAGATTTCTAATCGAGTGAGGATACATTCCTCCTCTTTTTTTTTTAAAGGAGCAAATAAATGGAACTATTCGTAACAGATGGGGAGCTCGATCGTGGTGCGAACTGTCTTAAAACTATGTGGGGTCGAGATAATGTTGTTGAGATTGTTAGACATCATGTAGGTATTATTAAAGGTATGGCTGAGACTATGTGCTACATGCAAGGCAAGACTCCGCCTTACACACTACCCCCCTTAGTCGACTTCATCGACAACCTATGTCAGTCTATCCTGGGTACAGACAAATACTATATCTACGCTGCCCATCCTACGATTGAGAATACCATTCTTAAATGTCATAAAGGGCCTTCGTTACACGGTCGTGTGATGAACCCGGTATCTGCTATCATGCAGGTATATCGCGATAAAGACGGCCTATGTTGGTATATCTCAGATAAGCCGTTTGAGTCCCATGCTTTGAAACCGTTTACCATCTATAATAAGGGTAATGGGTACTTCGAATACTATGGACCTAATGCACCGTTAGGATCTGATTACTATATTGAAGAGTTTAAGGAGTGGTGAAATGGACGATATCAAGTTAATCACATTCTGCACTATTTACTCGCGGAACAAGCTCTCGCTTATTGACCTGTACAAGAAGTTGCATGAACACGCTAAGACTTATGGTTATTTGACTGTAAAGGACTACGTCCGTATCTGGCAAAAGATCCCAGAAGGAAAAGAAGCGTTAACAACACAATCTGCATCAGACGAATGGGGTGTTACGGTTCACGATTTCCCTGCTAAGATCAGCATTAAGAAACACCCTATCAACGGCTACTATCTGCATATGCCCTCCACATATCTATTGTAGGTGATAACATGGGTAAAGGTGTATATAAAGAGCTTAAATACGTCTTTGATGATGTAATCTACAATCATAAACAAGACGGTACTGTCGACGGTGTTACCTTATGGTTTTATCATATTAAGGATCAGAAGCAGTTCAAGCGTAAATTCCAAGATTACCGGTTGTGGTTAATCCATATACAAGGGTTCTGGTATAAAACTGTATTCGAGGAGTATATCGATATGCCTGGACAGCTTGGATTACGGTTTACTATAATCTGGTAGTCTAATTTTTACAGCTTACTATATAGAAAGAATAAGGAGGTTCATAAAATGAACGACGAAAAACGTTATGAATACGACGGATGGTTTCCAGGAGTAGAAGGAGACGATACAGCATATGGATTGTTCTGGGATTTAGAGAACAACTATCGAGCATGTATTAAACCAATGGAACAAGATGAAGCTGTTGAGCTTTGGCACACTGTTCAAGAAGAACACGCTGCTGAAGTCAAAGAAGGCGCATCTCACGTTGGTAAATACATCGCGATAGGTTGTGGTCTATTCTTAGGACACAAAATGCTAAAGCACTCCGGAGCTTATGGAAAAGCTAAACGTTGGGTTTCAAAGAAATTCGGCAAAAAGGAAGATGAAGGAATTATTATTTCTGAAGAATAGGAGTTTGGGTATTTTTACCCAGCTCTTATTTTTTTTAAAGGAGTATTGAAATGATTAGAGAAGTAATATTAAATAGTTTTGCAAGTATGCTATCTAAAAAAGACCGTGATGGACTAAACTCAGCCGTTCGTTCGATTGTTGCAAATCCTAAAACCTTTTTGGACAGTAGAACTTTTGATAAATACCAAGACTGGCTATATTATAATGGTGGTCTTGGTGATACACTATCGCCTTTAACCTTACGCGTGTTTAGTATCGTAAGTGATAAGCTAGGTGTTAACGTGACTCACGTATACGAACTTTGGGAAAACGATCAACTTATCTTCTATCCAGATGTCCCTGGTAGATTGACGCCAACTATGTATGACTCACTTATTAAGTTGGAAAAACGTGCTAGCAAACTAGTTGATGCAGGTAAGAAGATCTACTTGGTTTATGATATGGGTTTCAACAAGATTGGTGTAACAAGTCTCTTCTTTAATAAATGCCGTGGTCAAAAACCTTTTAATTTGGCAGATGTGAAAGCGGATATTCCGTTCTTCCAAGCTCGGCATAATGAAAAAGAACGCGTAACTTTGAATGACCTGCGTAAAGTATATGGTTATGACCCAATCCCGTCTAAATCCAAGGACGATGGCTACAGTGCTGAGCGTAATACTAAGAAGCTTATTAAGTATCTTAACCCTGGTATTACCAACAAGGAGTATAAGCGTCAGTACAAGGTCGCTGAGGAAGTTGATTTGAATAAGACTATGACCCGGCATTTTAAACTATTCAAAGACGGGTTAAAGAAAGTATCTAAGGTTGCGTTCGCTAACCCCGAGTTAATATTCTTAACTATTCAAGCTACAGACAAGTATCCGTTTAACATTTTCATAGACGATGATCTAGGTAAACACTACTTAGAAAAAGCTATGGCTGTTGTTTCCTTACACTACGAAAACTGGGAGGTTTAATTATGACAGAACAAGTACGTAATTCTGAAGGACGTGTATTCAAGCAGGCATGGGGTCCACGCTCATATGTTAAGTCACTATGGGATAGCATCGCGACCTATATGAACCGTCGTGGTGTTATCTACGACCAATTCCGTGAGTTCTCAGAGTATTCTCAAATTACTCGTATTGAGTATAGCCGAGCATATAAGTACCATGAGACGATGGCTCGTCATCGGATCAACGAAATCCGTAAGGCAAACGGTCTTCGGACTATCCCGTTGAAATCCAACGACTGGTACCACGAGGATATTGTATTAGAAGGATTGGAGGATTATAAGTATGGAAAAGTCAGCTAAGTATATCTATTTCTTCTTTATCATGGTTATCTTGACTATGATGTACATGGCGCCAACTATGGTAATCATCTGGTTGGCAATGAAGTTTAGTGTACTTAAGGGTATCGGTTTCCTATTTGGTTTCTTCCTATTATTAGGGTATATTATGGCACTGACATCGCTGTTTGTGGACCTGAGGGAGGGTGATACCCCACCTGTGAGAGAACCAGAGGAACCTTGTAAGCTAGTGAACTCTAATGGCTCACCATTCTCAGTATACCAAGAACTTAGTATATTCGAGAACTATGGACTGGTTAATGTCTATAACCGTTTCTCAGAAGTCCTGAAACGACTGGAGTTCAATAAGAGTTATCTAACTAAGGCTCAGCAACTAGCTCTGATGTTCACTTATCTTAGCTCATGTATGCCTAAAGATATTATCGAAGATGAGTTATTCATTTACAACGAATGGTATCAAGGACGTGTTGCTATCCTCTTAGCGATAGACGACCCGTTCAAATACGCATACAACTCAGATTGGTTGAACTTCGTTGAGTCTGATATTGAAGGAGACCACTACGTCTTTGTTGTCAACCAGAATAAAGGCGTAACTGCATATAAAGGAACAAGGGACGACCTTGTCGAACAATTTAAATTAGATTGGCCGGAGTAAAATGACAGAAAACAGAAAAGTAAAACGACCTGAAATTAAAGAGGTCAGTAGAAGTATTAAGGATATCTTAGAACCCGCGTTTGATATTCTTAAGTTAAAGCCCGCTAATGACAAAGAGTATATCTTTGATCTATATATGATCATGGATGAAATCGTCAAGGCTTCGCATTACAGATTTGACGCAAATGACCTTTGGGATCTGTTCCAAATGGATTGCGTCTTTATCGGTACTCGGGATGGCTGGGTAAGACATACGCCTAAGAATCTTATCACGATTGCTCGTATCGCTAATAACTTGGATAAGCCTGTTATCGACGTCTTTATTCAAGAGGAAGCTGAGAATAAATACAAGTTCGATGTCCGTATCGTAAAACCTACAGTCGACACTGGTGATAATAAATGGTTCTAACATTTGACGTATGTCGATATTTATTCTAACATTAGATGAAGGAGACTACTTTGAGCGATAAAGCAACAAAACATGCAATATTCATTATAGCGTTCACTATGTGTACTGCTTTCTTCTGGGGGTTGATTGGTGTGTTGGTTCTACTATTTATGTGGAACCCGCACTTCCTACCTCTATTAAAAGGTGTATTGATACTATACCTTTTTGGTGTATGGGCTACGTCTGTTTACAAACTATGGGTAGGTGCTTACAAAGGACGTGAGTTTATTATAACTCCTATTGAAGAACGTGGTTATGACAACTACTGTACCTACGAAACTAAGAAAAAGGATAAGGTGAAGAAAATGACAGGTGATGTCATCAAAGTTAATCTGACTCAGGCTAGTAGTGAAAATGACTTGCTTATGGGTTATGTTGCTAGCCTAAAAGAAAGCGGTATTATCATCGAGCTCATCAGTGAGAACTATGCCGATAACTGGTGGAACTCACTTGTGGTGTTCACTATGAGCGCTAACGATCTGTATAAGATCCCTGATATTATTGAGGAGCAAATTGTTATGGACGTTGTCGATGAAGAATATGTTACTGATAACGTTAAGGAAATTGCGATCATTGTCTATAACAGCTACTTAGAATAGGAGGAGTATACTATGGCAACAAATGAAACTAAGAACGGACGCAAGTTCATTAAAATGTATGACCCTAAAACTGGCGAATACTTAGGACCGCTAGTTAACCCTATGACTCATGAAGAAGCTCATGGTAAGAAGCCGGAAAGCCCTTTTGAATTCAAATTCGATAAAGAAGCCTGGGATAGTCTTAAAATCGAATGTGATGGTGTCCTTACAATCAAGATTGATGAGGAAGGCGCAAATACGATTGCTGAAATTCTTAGCCCCTTCCTTGAAGACTGCGCAAAAGAAATTGAGAATGCTACCAAGAATTCTGCTGAGATCTTCTGTCGTATTACAGATTGTACATATGATACATTCAACCGCTATGCAGAGAAATACGCGTCATCTATCCCTGCGCTATTACCTAATATTGTAAAATCATCCATATCCACAATTTCATGTGTCGCAGACTTATCCGAAATTATCCTAAACGTACCTTTGCTTGTATATGCTTTATATTATGAACGATATAATAATAGCATACTACCATCGTCACAAATGGATATTGTATTTGACATTGTTAGTGCTATGCTCGAACTGAAAAAAGAAGGTATGATTCAATGAAGCTATTATGCAGACCGGATTACTACACCGAACACCGTGATGAAATACTGGAATTTGTCAAGCACAAGGAAGATATCATCTTCACTGCAGACCTGCCTGGGGTTAAGACGGACTTTGATTATTTCCTAATTGACAACGATACAGCTCGCCAGATATCTTGGCATGTTAGTGAGGTTTACGACAACTTGCTAAAGAACACCAACATTCTGTCTAAGGAAATTGAGGATAGGGTTAACTATGAGACTACTCAACGCTTCTATTTACCTAAATTCCACTTCGAAAGACCAGAATAACCTTGCATTTTTACTATAATAAATCTGTAACTTATTACAAAGCTCTTAATAGAGGGAGTGAGATGGAGAGTTTTATACTCATATATTATAGGTAAAATATTAGACGTATTTTTCTACTATTATATACCACTCTCTCTATCGCTTAACTATTTTATTTGCTAGAAAAGGAGAAAAAAATCATGGCAAATACACAACAACTTACACTTGAAAACGTTCGCGTTATCTTCCCTAACTTTGGAGGACGTGTTACAGACCATAACAAACTTGGTTCTCGCGAATTCTCTGCCCGACTAGATCCTGAAGTCGGTGCTGAACTAGCGGCACAAGGTTGGAATGTTAAATTCCCAGCTGAAGATCAGCCACATGGTAAAATCTTCTTGCCTGTAACTCTGTCTAATGGACCTACAGTTCAACCATGGATTAAAATCGTCTTGGTTAACAACGGACAAGGTACTATTGTACAGCCAGACGACGTTGAGCAACTTGCTATGCTTGACAATGTCACACCTGGTGCTCGTGCAAACCTTATCCTTAATCCATATCACTGGACAGTTGGATCTAATTCTGGTATCAAGGCTTATGTTAAGAAACTTTATATCTACTTAGATGATATCGATCCTGAACTTGCACCACATATGGAAGAGTTTGAACGCGATATTAACTACTTATAATAATGATTCCCAAAAAACTTGGGAAGATAACCTTGAAGCCCGAGCAATATGATGCTTGCTCTAAACTCAAATCAGGCTCTATATTAATGGGAGGTGTTGGTTCAGGTAAGACATATACGTCTATATTCTGGGCCGCCTCCCAATACGGAGTCGATTTTTTTACGGAAGAAAGACCTTTGATCATCATCACCACTGCTATGAAGCGGGACTTGATTGAGAAAGGTGCTGATAAACCCGACTGGCAACAATCTCTGGAAAATTGTGGGATATATAATTATATAGTAGACTCATGGCAAAACATTGAGAAGTACTATAATATATCTAACAGCGTTTTTATTTTTGACGAACAGAGGGTTGTCGGTTATGGTAAATGGGGTAAATGCTTCATTAAGACTGCTTGGAACGATAACAAATGGATATTGCTCTCAGCTACCCCTGGTGATGTATGGATGGACTATATGCCTGTCTTCATCGCTAATAAGTTCTACCGTAATAAGACTGAGTTTGTTTCTCGCCATGTGGTTTGGGATCCATATGTCAAATTCCCTAAGGTTAAGAAGTATATCGGCACGGCGGTTCTTGAGAAATACAGGAACCAAATCATAGTACCTATGGGCGATAGTCGCCAGACAACTCGTCATAGAGATTATGTATATGCCGAATTCGACTCGAAAGCCTTATTGGATTTGGCTAACACAAGATGGAACCCATTCACAGACGAGCCTATATTGAATATCGCTGAGTATACCCAGCTAGTTCGACGTATCGTGAACACAGATCCTGATAGAATTCGTATAGCTGAACACCTAATTAAGACACATAAACGGCTTATCGTCTTCTATAACTTCAACTATGAGTTGGATATATTAAAGGATATTTGTGAACGCAACAACCTACTATACAAAGAATGGAACGGCCTTAAACATGAGCATATCCCGTCTACTGACGATTGGATATATCTTGTGCAATACACGGCCGGAGCTGAGGGATGGAATTGTACTACTACGGATTCTATCCTATTTTACTCAGTTAATTATTCATTTAGGAAAATGGAACAGGCAGAAGGTCGGATAGATCGGACTAATACCCCGTACAGAGACTTATACTATACCTATATCACCTCTCTTTCTAAAGTTGATAAGGATATTCTTAAGGCTGTACGAGATAAGAAACGATTTACAGAGGCCGCTTGGGCTAAGAAACAAGGTTTTGTTCCTATTGATATGCAAATTGAAAAGCTTGAGGAGGACTGGCTATATGGCGTCGAGATTGGAGGCTGACTTCCAAAAGATGGTCGTTAAAAGGCTCAGAGAGGCCTATAGAGGGCTTCTGCTGGTCGCTAAGACAGACCCTGGGTCAATACAAGGGATGCCTGATTTAATCGTTCTATGCGGCTCTCAGTACGCTTTACTGGAGGTTAAACGCTCAGCTACGGCTAAGAAACGTCCGAATCAAGGATATTATATCGAGAAATTCGGCAAGGATACTTTCACTGCCTTCATTTATCCTGAAAATGAGCATGAGGTTATCTGGTATATGCTGGAATTCTTCGGTTTAGACCCAAATCTATATTTCCAGGTTGGTGGAAAATAAAGGAGCTATGAGTAATGTATATTGTAGAATTGGCAGGTCGGTTTAATAAGCTACAAGGTGCGGATTGTCTTATCCATAATGACCAACTCCACATGCCTTATTTGTTTAATACGGTTAGGGAAGCTACGGAGTATATTAAATCTAGGTCTAAGGTTCCTATATATTTAGATAAGATCCTTACTATCAATGCGAACCATGACGATATTTACGTCTATAAATTCTCAGATGATGGTAGCGACGTGGATAAGGAGATCCGTATTATCCCATGTAAGGTATATTCTAGAGGGGAGCTATAATGGAATGGATACCACACTGGAACTTAGTAGGTAAACACGCTTTTTTATCCCCATCAGGTTACTCTTGGTTAGGATATGACTCGGATAAGATGGCTAAATCCTATGAGAACAAGCAAAATGTTGCTCGTGGGACAGCTTTACATGAGATGGCGTCGCAACTTATTAAGTCAAAAACAGAGCTTGCACCTAAAAAGAAGGCTCTAAACATGTTTGTTAATGATTGTATACGTGAAGGTATGTCGTCTGAGGTGTTATTATACTACTCAGATAACTGTTTTGGCACTGCTGATGGTATAAAATGGGACGCTGATAACAAAGTATTGCTCATTTATGACCTAAAAACCGGTGTTTCTAAGCCTTCATTTAAACAATTAGACATCTATGCTGCTCTATTTTGCTTAGAATACAACGTAAATCCTAAGAAAATTACCATTATTCAACGGTTGTATCAGGGAAATGGCTTCACTGAACAGGTCACAACTGCTGATAAAGCCCGAATTGATGGTGAAAATGATGGTAATATCGGTTGGATTATGTCACATATTAAGGAAATGAGCAAGATTATTGATGAAAAAGAAGCCGAAATCAGACCATTTAGGTTCTGGTAAGGGTCAAAATGGTAGGATATTTGTGTAAATTTTTACAGTTTTTGCACAAAATCGCTAATTTGCCCCTGACAAAAGTGGATCAAAAGTCGTGATTTTCCCCAATTTTCCCCAAAAAAAAGTTGGGGATAGAGCAAAAAACTTGGGGATTTTGCCTGTTTTTGGCCCATTTCCCCACATTTGACCTACTTTTGATCCGACTTTTGATCCACTTTTTTGGGCCCTTTTTTGCTATAATGTATGAGTAAATTTAGGCCTATTTTTGCATATTTTTTAGAGGTTTTTCAGTGCTTAAAAAGTGGATCAAAAGTCGGATCAAAAGTCCCGGAACTTTGGTGATTTTGGTCTTTTCCCCAAGTTTTCCCCAAGTTTTTCTATAAATCCCCAAGTTGAATGTGGGGAAAATTAAAAAGCTTGTCAGGGGCAAATTTGGAAAAAAGGGGTCATTTTGGCCTGTTTTTGGCCTATTTTTGCTAAAATAAAGAGGTTTTCCCCAAAATCCCACGGTTTTTTCAGAAAACTTTTAAATATATTAATTAAGATTATATATGTTTATTGTGGTATATTATGCATATTTATATATTGTCATAAATTATATATATATTATATTA